TTGGAATCAGTAACGATCGTTCTTGTGCTGCTGCTGGCAGTGGTGGTCAGCGGTGCCGTCTCGCGGATGGTGCCCTTCGCGGTACCGGCGCCGCTGGTCCAGATCGCGCTCGGCGCGGCGATCGGGCTGGCGGGCGATTGGCGGGTCGCACTGGATCCGGAACTGTTCTTCTTCCTGTTCCTGCCACCGCTGCTGTTCCTGGATGGCTGGCGCATCCCCAAGGACGAATTGTTTAAGGATCTGCCGACCGTGGTCGAGCTGGCGCTTGGCCTGGTCGTGATCACGGTGCTCGGAATGGGGCTGTTCATCCACTGGATGATCCCCGCCATGCCGCTCGCGGTCGCCTTCGCGCTCGCAGCCGTCGTGTCGCCGACCGATCCGATCGCGGTCTCCGCCATCGCCGCGCGCGTGCCGATCCCCAAGCGGATGATGCACATCCTGGAGGGGGAGTCGCTGCTCAACGACGCGTCGGGCCTGGTGTGCCTGCGCTTCGCCATCGCCGCAGCGCTCACCGGCACCTTCTCTGCCTCCAGCGCTGCGCTCAACTTCCTCTGGGTGGCGTTCGGCGGGCTCGCGATCGGTGTTGCCGTCACCATGGCCGTGACCTGGGCCAAGTATCGCGTGTCCAGGCGCTTCGGCGAGGAGATCGGCTCGCAGATCCTGGTCAGCCTGCTGATCCCGTTCGGCTCCTACCTGCTGGCGGAGCATTTCCACTGTTCCGGCATCCTGGCGGCCGTCGCTGCCGGTGTGACGATGAGCTTTGCCGAAATCTCGCGGCAGGCGCTCCCCGCCACGCGCGTTCGTCGCAATTCCGTCTGGGACACGATCCAGTTCGCCGCCAACGGCATCATCTTCGTCCTCCTGGGCGAGCAGCTGCCGGCAATCCTCCACGGCGCGCGTGAGACGGTCGCGCTTACCGGCCACCAGAATGTCTGGTGGCTGGCCCTCTACGTGCTCGCGATCAACGTCGGGCTCGCCGCATTGCGGTTCGTGTGGGTGTGGATCTCCCTGCGCCTCACGCTGCTGCGCCGGGGCGACGCCGGGCAGAGCCCGGAGTGGCGGCTCGTCGCCGCCATGTCCTTTGCGGGAGTGCGCGGGGCGATCACCCTGGCGGGCGTGCTCACCCTGCCGCTGCTTGCTGCGAACGGAACGCCGTTCCCGGCACGGGACCTCGCCATCTTCCTTGCCGCAGGGGTGATCGTCACCTCGCTGGTGGTCGCCAGCATCGGGCTTCCGCTGCTGCTGCGGGGCCTGAAGATGCCGGCGGACGCGTCCGTCCAGGCGGAGGAGGATGCCGCGCGCGTCGCCGCTGCGGAGGCTGCGATCCGCGAGATCGAGCGCGTCCAGCACGACCTAGCCGCCGGCCGCAGCGACGCCGATCTGTACGCGTCCGCCGGAGCCCGCATCATGGACCTCTACCGCGAGCGCATCGAGGCGCGCAGCCAGGAAGGGGAGGCGGCGGAGGCGGCGCGCCGCGAAGATGGCATCGAACGCGAACTGCGCCTCGCGGGTCTCAAGGCGGAACGCGCCGCCATCTTCCGCAGCGCACGCGAACGACGCATCGGCAGCGCCACGTCCAGCAAGCTGGTCCGCGAGCTCGACCTGCTGGAGGCGCGCTACCGGAGTTGAGCGCCGGCGGCGTCCCGTGCCTGGCACCGCGCCAGCATCGCGACGCCGCTAAGCCTCGCGGTTCGCATCATGAAGGGGATCATCCTGCCTCCGTCGTTCCGCTCGGAAGCATGGACGTGAGATGTCAGGGGTGCTCTGACGTCGTGCAGCCTTGCGCTGCAGAAGATGGAGGCCCGACCGGGAATCGAACCCGGGTGCAAGGATTTGCAGTCCTCTGCGTCACCACTCCGCCATCGGGCCTCGACGTCGGGAGAGGCGCGCAAATGCGTGCTTTTTCGCACCTCGTCAACCGGCGTTCGGAAGAAAGTTCGCAGCCGAAATCTCGGAGTTCGCACTGTTCCTGATTCGGGCTCAGGCCGCTCGGTCCTTGTGCGGGGAGCGGTGGCATGACCGACCAGTCCTTTTACGTGGCGCCCCCGCGCTGCATCCAGAGCCTGCGAGACGGCCGCAGCTACGTCTATTTCATCGGGGGAGAAGGCACGCCGGTAAAGATCGGCGTGAGCACCGCGCCATACGAGCGCCTAGCCTCGCTCCAGACGGCTCACTGGGTGCGTCTCGAGATGCTCGCTCGCATTGAGGGCGGCGCCGATACCGAAGCCGAGTTCCACGACATCTTCGCCGCTGACCGCTTGGTCGGAGAGTGGTTCACCCGGTCGCCTGCTCTGGAGCGCTGCATCGAGCAGGTGCGGGCGGTGCATGGGGTGCCGGCTCCGTTCTACATTCCGGCGATTGACACGCGCCCCAAGCGCGCCCGCCTCCAGCCCACCCCCTCGCTCGCCTCCGGCCCCTGTGCATTTGGGGTGGCGGCGTGAGCGTCCGGATCATGCAGGGCGACTGCCGCGACCTGATGCCGCAGCACGGCCCCTTCGACATGATCGTCGCGGATCCTCCCTACGGCGACACATCGCTGGAATGGGACGAGCGCGTCGAAAATTGGCATCACCTCGCCGTGCAATGCCTGAAGCCCACCGGTTCTATCTGGGTCTTCGGTTCGCTGCGCTACTTCATGGCCGAGGGCCGGCACTTCGAGGCGGCGGGCCTGCGATACGCGCAGGAGATCGTCTGGGAAAAGCACAACGGCAGCGGCTTCCACGCCGATCGCTTCAAGCGCGTGCACGAACTCGCGGTTCAGTGGTACCGGCAGGATGCTGCCTGGGGTGAGGTCTACAACGAGGTTCAGAAGACCAATGACGCGACCGCCAGGACCGTGCGGAGGAAGAAGCGGCCAACCCACACGGGCCATATCGAAGCGGGGCACTATGTCAGCGAGGACGGCGGACCTCGCATCATGCGGAGCGTGATCTACGCCCGCAGTTGCCATGGCCGAGCGATCCACCCGACCGAGAAGCCCGTTGACCTCCTTGAGACGCTCATCCGCACCAGCTGCCCCGCCGGTGGCTTGGTCGGCGACTTCTTCGCTGGTTCGGGCGCCGCGGGAGAAGCGGCTATTATGACCGGCCGCCGGTATGTCGGAACCGAACTCGACCTGCGCTATGCAGCGGCCGCGCAAGGTCGGTTGGCGAGCATTCTCCCGCTAGGAGCAGCAGCATGAGTATCGCAGAAAAAGCCAAGAAGACGGTTCTGTCGATTGAGATCCCGCGCGACGAGTTGGCGTGCAGGCTTGCCGAGGCCTCAATGGGCGTCAAGCGGCCGGTCGGCGCGACGGTCTCACAAGCATTCGCCCAGATGGCGATCATAGACCCAGGTCAACCTGACCGCTGGCGCGCGGCTGCGGATGCCGCCGTTCTATACTTTCACCAATGCCTGAACGCCGCGAGGCAGCCGTCATGACCCCCACCCCAAACCCGCAGCGGGCGAAGGATGCGGGAGGGCAGGGGTGAGCCGCCTTGTAACCGCCCCGATCGACTTCGCCGATGCCGCGGAGTTTGTGCGCGTGCACCATCGGCACCACACGCCACCGGTCGGCCACAAATTCAGCATCGCCGCGATGGCGGGCGGCGAAGTGGTGGGCGTCGTGATCGTAGGCCGTCCCGTATCTCGTCACCGCGACGACGGCGCCACGCTTGAGGTGACGCGGCTTTGCACGACCGGCCACCGGAACGCCTGTTCGTTCCTGTACGGCGCAGCTGCACGGGCGGCGTTCGCGCTCGGCTATCGGAGGATCGGCACCTATACGCTCCAGCGCGAGCCCGGATCGTCGCTGGCGGCTGCTGGGTGGAAACTCATCGGCGAAGTGCCTGGTCGCAGCTGGGACACGCCAACCAGGCGCCGCGTCGACAAGCACCCGACTGAGCCGAAGCTGCTGTGGGAGTTCGCGGCGTGAACTACGAATTGGCCAGTGTCGTTGCCGAATGGGTGGCTGTTGCCGTGTCGATCGTGGTCGCATTCGGCTCAAAAAAAAGCGCACCCCAGAATTCGCGCCTATCTGGTTAGTTCGCACCCACCTTGCACCCCGCCGGCCGCGAGCGCAGTCTAGGCATCAAGTAGGAGGACGATCATGGCTTGGGGACCATTCAGCGCTGAGGCTGTCGAGTTGCACACGCTGATCGGCAAGCTCGACAAGCAGGGTCGCATCACGGACGCGCTCGCTGCGATCGAGCAGGCGCTGGAAGTTGCGCACCGCGAAGGCCCATCGGGTAAAACCTACGAGCAGGCTGAAGCAGAATGGAGCGAGCGCGCGGCATAACCCGCGAGCGCAGTCTAGGCGGGGAAGGGGTGACGGCACCTCGCGAGTACCGCCACCAAGCCCGATATGCGGCGCCGTCGCGATCGGCGTTGATCCGCACAGAGCGGGAACCTCTAATCTATGTGACGCGGCGGGCTGGTCCCTGTCCCAGCTGTCGGAGGCTCCGGGCACTCTTGAGGCTGGTTTTGCCCGAGGCCGGCGTCTAATCCGTGTCGCTACCCGCACGAGGGAATTACGTGCGTCCGCCGCGTCATGTGCCCGGTTGCAACTAGCCCCGATAGGTGACGAGGCCGGGCGCTCGCAATCTACCACGCCGCGCCTGCTTGACAAAGCGAAAAGGTCTTGGGTGCGCGAGTCGCGGGTGGTATCATGTGCGGGCTGCGGCGGCGTGGATGGACACGCAATCGCCGAGGAGGATGGCGGTCTAGGGGTAGCGCCCGAATAATCGCGCCAGAGCGCGCAACCTGCTCGTTAAAAAGGCCCACCTCGGAATACGCGCCAGTCGGTATCAAGCCCGGCCCGCAGCGATCACCTTCTGGAGGCATCCAGTGCGATTGCTCGTCTGCGGAGGCCGGAACTATGCCGACCGAGCCCGCGTCTGGCGCTTACTAGATGGCATCCACGCCAAGCACGGGATCGAAGTGGTGATCGAGGGTCGATGCCCGCTCGGCGGTGCGGACCTTCACGCACAGCGTTGGGCCGAGGCGCGCGGTGTCGAGAACCTAGGTTTCCCGATGGTCGGGCGCGCAGGCCCCGCACGCAATTCACGAATGCTGGCTGAGGGGCGCCCGACGCACTGCCTTGCGTTTCCTGGCGGGCGAGGCACTGCTGACATGGTGAGAAAGGCAAAGGCGGCGCTCGGTACTGCGCAGGTGCATGAGGTGCGGGACTAAGGCGGTGCTCGACTCCGTTCCAGCGGCGGGTTTGCGCGTCAGCGCCTAACCGCCGCCGCCACCACAATCGGCGCGATCCGCTTCACCACCTTCGGCGCGATCAGCCCGACCACGCCCAGCGCGATCTCCGGGTTGTCCTTCGCCGCGCGGGCTACGGTCTTGAGCAGCTTGCCGATGTTGAGCTTCATGCCTGTTCTCCGTTGACGGTCGTCTCGGTGACGTTCTGCGGGGTCGGCGCCGAGCGCTGAAGGTTTTCGCCCATCCGGTCGATCGTACGCGACTGCCAGCGCTCCTTGATGCTGTTCACGATCGCCATCAGGATTGCCGACCAGGCGGCGCTTTCGCCGGCGCTGCCCTTGGCGATGGCCCAGCCTGCCAGAACCCCGACGACGACAGTCATCAGTGCGAGCAGGCCAATTTCTAGACGATGGTCCGGGATCATGCCCAACCTCCTGCTGCAAGGGCGCTCTGGAACGTGGCCGCGACCTTGGCGACCTCTGCCGCCTTGTCCGTGCCGTTGATGATGCGCCGCGCCTGGGTGAACTGCTCGATCGACGCGGACCCCGCGGCCGGCAGGTAGTCCGCCAGCTTCTTGCCGGTGAACGCTCCCTCGGCCATGCCCTGAACCATGATCCGCGCGGAAATAGCGGGGTCGAGCGCGAGGTCCGGGTTCGCGACCAGCTGCCCGTTGAGCCCCAGCGCCTTGTCCGCCCAGCGATAGTTGTAGTCCCACGTCAGCTGCACGTCGCCGCGGCCATACCAGGGGTAGTAGCGCAGCGTCTTGCGGTGCCGCTCGCCCGCCTGTTCGCCGAGGTAGTAGCCCTCGCGCACCGGCTGCATCTGCTTGTTCGTCTCCCAGTAGGAGGTCGCCAGCCCATAGGCTGCCCACGCGATCGGCCAGCCTGCGTCGCCCATCGCGGCAAGCTTCTTCTGGATGCCGTCGAACTGCGCGGTGCTGATCGAGCCGGCGAACAGGCCCTTGCGGATTGTGGCGTAGAAGGGTTCTGCGTCGCGCAGACCGGTGCGGGCGGAGGGTGCAAGGGCCGCGTTGATCCGGTCGACATCGGCCTGGGTCAGCGGCGATCCCTTCACCGCGCGCACGGCGTCGAACAGGCGTTTGGTGTCGGTCATGGCTTCCCCCTGGATGCCGGCAGCTGCGCAAGCTTTCCAAGCCCTGCGCCGAGGCCAAAGTCATCCGTTGCGGCGAGGCCGATCAGATCCATCGCCTGCCGCAGAACGGGGTTGTCGGGATCGTGGCGCTGCAGCTCGCTTGCCACGAGGCGGAACGCGGCGAGGGTGCTCACCTGCTTCATTTCGACCGCGTGCACCTTGGCTTCCGCTTGGTCGGCCTTGGTCTCAGCCTGATCGACCTTCGACTCGAGCGCGATAATGCGGGCCTCTAGCCGGTTGATGTCGTTGTTCTTGTCGTCGCGTTCAGCGGCCTCGGCTTTCTGCTTCAGCTCTTCCATTTTGGGGCGGAGCATCACGTAGATGCGCCACATGCCGAACAGACCAGCCATGCCGATACCGCATAGCCACCAACCTGTGGCGGTGCTGCGCGCGATCATGCTTTCGAGACCTGCAAACATCATCTACGCCTCCGCCGCTGTTGCCGGATGTGTTCCACCACGATCCCCACGAATGCGACGAAGCAGAACACCGCAACGACGGCGTGCTCCATCCCTCTCCCCCTCGGAGGTTGCGACGATCGCCAGCTGGGCGGCGAACGCGATGTTGAGCCCGTGAGCCCAGACACCGAAGTCCAGCCACCCGAAGCCATAGAGGATGTGCGCTGCGAGCCGTGCCCCCACGAGCATCAGCAGCACGTTGACCCAGGTGGCGTGCGTCCGCATTGACGCGGCGACCATGGCCACCAGCAGGTCCAGGACCGGCAGCAGCACAAGCGCGTCGATCGCGTACGCGAGGTTCGCCACCGCCCAGAGCTCGGCGAGCGCGAGCGCCATCGCGAGCCGGCAGTTGTCAGGCGCCGCTCGCATGATGGTGACCGCGCAGGCCAACCCGAAGAGGACGGTGGCGAGCACGCTTACGACTTCGGCTCGGCCGGGGTCGTCGGCGTCGGCGTCGGGGTGGGCGTCGGGGTCGGCTTCGGCGGCTGCGTGGGGATCTGGTCGGTCATGTCCATTCTCCTGCCCGGGAAGCGCCGGGGTCGCGTCAGGGAAGCTGCGGGTTTGCTGCCTTCTGCGCCGCACGCACGGTGGCCTCTTCGGCATCGCTTAGCGGCTTGTTGAACAGCAGCAGATCCGACAGCTTGACGATGGGGTTGGTGGTTGAAGTCCAGCCCAGCGACAGGGTGAGGGAGCCGGTCTCCAAGGCGGAGATCGCGCCTTTCGCGGCCACGTCAACGGACGTTGCCGCATTGGCGTTGAGCCGCTGATAGAGCTTGCCGTTAACCGCATCGTACTTGGCGGTATGGGTCATCCACTCCCCGTTCGGGACGGCATCTCCCACGCCGTTGGTGGTGGCGCCGTTCGCCGACTGGCGCACCGTCGCCGAGATCGCGCCGCTCGTTTTCAGCATCTCCAGATATTCGCCACCGCCTGCGGTCGACAGGCGCATGAAGCGGCGAGCGGTGGCGCCGGTGCCATTATGCTGCACGACCGCAACGGCGGTGAGCCCGGTCGCACCGTCGACAAGCGTGCGCGGAAGCGATACCACCTGGTGATAGCAGCGCGCCGTGGCGCTCCCATAATCCGCCACACGCCGCGGGAATGCCGCCGGCCCGGCATCAGCGCTCGGACACAGGGTCGCGCTTCCCCGCGGCAACGCGAGTTGCTGGCGCGAGCCGTCATATACAACGTCGATCAGCCCGGCCGCGTCACGAGTCACGAGGTCCGGGGCGAAGGCGAAGATCAGGTTCTGGTAGAGCCCCGCAGCATCGAGTGCCGCATAGAGGTCGAGGATACGCTTCGTGGTCTCGACTGAGCCGGCATAGAATGTCGTTCCCTGCGCGGTCGCAGTATCCTGGTTGCGCGCAAAGCGAGCATTGCGGAATGCCCCAACCGCTGCTGAAGGATAGGCGCCGTCGTCGAAGGGCGAACGGCGAAGCGGCTGCGTCGCAAGCCCGGCGGTGCGCGAAAAAATAGTCATCGCCCAAGAAGCTCCCGGACCTGAGGGAAGGACAGCAGGTTCATGTGCCGCGTGCGGATGCCGGCGTAGGGTGCTTGGTAGCTACCATCCGGGTAGACCATCACCGCCTCGTAATCGATGAACCAGGAGAAGTCGGTTTCGCGCCGGAGTGTGCTGTACGCCGTGAAATACGGCACAGTCACCGGCCCGCCAGGGAGCGGGTTGCCCAGCACGTCGACTCCGACGAGCTCGCTGTCGGGGTGCAGGGTCAGAAACCACGGCCAGGTATCGCCCTCGTCAAACGACGCCCACACGGTGAGGCCGCGCCGATCGTCCGCCGAGCTAATCAGAGTGCTCTTGGCGAGATTGGCGGCAATGATGATGCTCGGCCCCGCTTTACCAGGGCCACCGCACAGCCGAAGCACGCTGCCCTGGCAACGCGCATCCGGCCGAGCGCTGTCGTAATATGCCTCGCCCCACTTGCTGGCCGTCGCATCCGTCGACAAGCCGACGAGGCGGGTTCGCCGGACGCCACCGGCATAATGGTTGCGGCAGTCGATCTGAATGCGACCGTCTCCGCGCTGGAAGATGCCGCTTTCGTTCCACCCCTTGCCGGGCTGCGTTTTGCTGCGAAGCACCAGCTTGTCAGTCGCGCGATCGAGCGCTGCGAGATAGGTGAAGCCGTTAAGCTGGATGCCCAGGCCGTAACCTGCGCTCCCCTTATCGCCCGCGCCGTTGCCGCACACCAGGATCTCGCCCGCGCTGGTGAGGATGCCGGGATTTCCAGGGCTCATGTTCCAGTAAGGGGTGATGGCGTCGCGCGCTTGGTCTTCCAACCGGCACAGCGACCGATCGGCCGGCTGCGGCAGCACGGATCCGTTCGCGCCGCGCCACGTCACCGCGCCCGCAGGATCGTCGCAATAGATGGAATGAACCGTCACCGCCTTCGTCGGGTCGGTGGTCGGGTCCATCAAAGCGCCTTCAGGCACTCCGAACGGCGAGGCCGTGAACCAGCAGTACAGCCGGCCAGTAGCGGGGTCATAGTACAGCGTCTCGTTCGTGATCGGCGCACTGTCGGTGTTCAGCAGGATGGGGATGCTCGGCCCAAATGTCTTGCCGCCATCATCTGAGATTTTCATGCAGACGGTGTTTGGGGAGGTATCGGTGGTGTTGGGCTTCAACTGCGCAAGCACGATGTGGCGCGTCGCGCTGATCTGGATGCCGACTGGGCCGCGAATAACCGGCGATGCTTCCTTGTACTGCGCCGGGATCGATGCCGGAGCGCCGGAGCCAATCCATAGGCCCTTGTCCAGCGGCGGGATGATGGCGAGGCGGGATGCCCCGTCCATGATCGCGCGCAGGTTGTCGGGAACGGAGGGGCGGACGGCATAGGGCTGCGCATCCCGGCGAAGGTACAGGCCAGTCGCCTCCACTGCGCCGCCAACCACAGTGTCGGAGGTCGGGACGGAGACGAAATTGCCGACGAAGGGCTGGATGGCGGCTCTCGCTGCATCTGCCTGCGCCGCGGAGGTGGCGCTGTTTCCGGCCTGCGTGGTGGCTTCGGCGACTAGCGGCTGTACGACCAGCGCGGCGCCTTTGGAGTACCCCTTAGCTATCCGCGGCGCACCATCCACATACTCGTAGACGCCATTCGCCGGGTCATCCTCCGAGCCATTGTTGTTGTTGACGTAAACAAGCTTCCCGCGGTTCTCTTCGGTCGCATAGAAGGTGTCTCGGTCCGCGGTGGTGGGGACGATCTGGATGTTGGCCTGAGCCGCGCTGACTCCTTGGTCTACGACAGCAAACAGCCCTCGGATCTCCGACTTCGCAGGATCGTTTGGCCCGGTAGCCGGCACCCCAGCGGTCACGAAGTCGCGGTAGACATCATCGGCCAGGGTCTTGATGTCAGCCACACGCAATCTCCGCTCGCTTGATTGCGGCGACGCTAGGGATTGAGGCTCGCGCGGCTTACCGCCGTCAGGGCGCGGCGGTGGTGTCGACGGTGGTGGGTTCGGACCAGGCCGAGAGGATGCCGGCGCCGGTCTCGTAGGCGACTTCAACCGTGAGGTTCGGCACCAGCGGCACGAACTCGGTGGTCATGGTGACGCCGGGGCCTGGGTCCGCGTCAGGGTATTCGCGCTCGCTCCAGGAGCCGGTGTCGCCCACCCGCCAGCGCGCGTACCAGGTGAGGTCGGCGCGGTCGGCGGGGCCGGATGCGGCGATCAGGACGCGGACGCCGGTCGAGACGCCGCCCTCCGTCGTGCCGCCCAGCGGGCCTTCTGTGTCCGGGTTCTGGCCGACTGCCTCGCGCACAGGCATGGCGCTGATGATTGTGGGGGTGGGCAGGGGAGCCGGCGCGACGCGGTTGCCTACAGGCGCTGGCAGACCTTCCTCGGTAGCCGGGTTCCATGCATCGATGTTCGGATCCGCAGCAATCCAGGTGAAGGTCAGCCGACCGGTCAGCGGATCGCGCTTCACCGGCGCCTTCACCTGCACGGGGATGTCGAGCCCGCCATCCTGCGACCGTAGCCGCACATACCGCTCGCCCAGGATCTTGCGCCCCGTCGCTCGTAGGGTCGCAACGCCGCGCTTCGGCGCCATCCGCTCGGCATACGCACGCTTCGTCAGCCGGCGGGCCTGGGAGTGCGAAGGCACCTGTGCGCCGGTCGGTTCACCGGCCAGCTGCTTGCCGAGCCGCGCGATGCTGTCCTCGTCCACCCAAGGATCGGTATCGACGGTCGCCCAGGCATGGTTGTTGGAGACGTAGGTCACCGGGATCTGGTTGACCGCGTTCTCTTCTTCGACGCCATCGGTTACGGACAGGCTTATGATGTCGTCGTCGGTCACGGTGACCGTCGGCATGTAGTAGCGGCCGGAATAGGCCACCAGTGCACCGTCTGCCCGCGGGCTCACCCAGCCATCGCAGCAAGCGAGTAGCGCCGCGCGCACCGCCTTGTGCGGGTCGGTCAGCTTGTGGATCACGCAGCCGCGATAACGGGGCTCGGTCGCCGGGCTCGCCTCGTCCGATTGCCAGGTGACAGCGGCGCCGTCGGGCCAGTCGCGCGCCAGGGTGCCGCTGATGTCGATGATAAACCCGCCGCCCGGGCGCGGCGAAACGCTGGTCACGGTGCGCGTCTCAGCGTCGCCGGCCTGCCCACCGATAGCTACCGTCATGCCGGCAGCGAGCCCGCGCGCCTCGACCACGTCAACGAAGCCGTCGCCAGCCTCGCGGTCACCGATCGTGACAGTTTGCACCGCCGACAGCGGGACAGGCTCGTCGCAATCGTCGGCAGCCGCAGTCCAGTAGGATAGGGTGGGCGCGAACAGCCTGTCCCACTTCTTCTGCAGGATTGCGGCGAGCTCCGCTGCATATCCCGGATCAGTGATCGGCAACCTCGGCCGCTCGCCGTGGCGGATCAGCTCGTAGTGAGCCGTTTGCAGGATCACATTCTCCGACCATTTCCACGTGAGCGGGTCGGTCAGCACCTGCGTCGGATCGCGCCAGTCAAACACCAGCTGCATCCGCATCACCAACGACAGCGGCATGTTGTTGGGGCCGCCGGTCGGGTAGATCATCTGGTAGTTCTTGGTCTTCACCGGCGCCGACAGAACCGCGCCCGTCACCACGCCGTCGCCGCGGTGGTTCGGGGTGAACTGGTCGGGGATCTTGGCGATCACGGCGGAGAAGGCGGTGTTGTTGCGAGGACCAAGCGTCGTGAAGATTTTGACGATGTCCGACTTCTCGCCGAACTGCCCGTCCTTGCCGGCCTGAACACGACCGTCGGGCAACACGGTGACGCGCGTATCGCCAAGATAGTGGCCGATGATCGCGTCAACCCGATCCTGATGGAAGGCGCCGACGTCGATCGCAGTTCCGTCGGGAGCGGTGACGTAGAGCGAGAACGCCATGCCGAGGCGGCCGGTGCCGTAACCTGCGACTGCCGGAGGGATTGGGACCTTGATCCCGGTCTCGGTCTGCTCAGCGCGCGGCGCCTTGGTCCCGAGTCCTGAGACGAAGTTGCCGGCCGCAGTCAGCGCCGTTGATGCCGTCAGCAAGGTGCCTAGCCCAACGCTGCCGAACCCGACGCCGGCAGTCGTGCCGAACACCGCCAGGCCGGCAACCGCGCCGACGCCGGTGGCGACCAGCGCGGCAGTGCCAGCGAGCGTGAGGATGGAGCCGAGCGTCTTGCTCACGGCCGCCACACCTTCAGCACACGGACGTCTTCGGCGCCGAGGTAGTGCATCGTGCGCGCGCCACGGGTGGCCCAGCGAGCGCCCGTGAAGATGGCGCCAACCTCTAGCCCCATCGCCTCGATGACGGCGATGTCGCCTGCTTGGGGCACTTCTACGGCGGGCAGGGCGCCGGCGATCCCGGCATCCCACAGCGGCACCAAACCGGAAGCCGCGGCTGCATCGCACTCCACCGGTGCCAGGGTCGCGCGCCAGGCTGAAGCGAAGTCCGGATGCCCGAGCTCGACACACCAATCCGCAGGCATCGTGCTGCAGTTCCACTCGCCGCCAGTCTGCCCGGCCAGGAAGGCGCGCAGATCAGTCATTCGGGCCAAACTTCCGCGACGTGCCTTGCGAGATGCCGGCGATGTGATCGAAGAACTGGTCCGTCGGCGAGCGACGGCGCTGGTCCGCTGCCGTCCAGAACGCGGCGGGGGCCATGCTGCGGTCGGTATTTTCCGACCCTAGGCTGATAGTGATCGATCGCGAGAAACGGCTGTATTGGCGACCCGGCACGTCGCAGCGAAGCTCACCCAGCCACTCGATATCGGTCAGCTGCCAGGCGGCGTCCTGCTCGACAACGCCGATGTGCGCCGACGCACCCTGCAGCCCGGCGCTCTCGTCGCGGAACAGGCGCACCGTCTCGGCGCTGACGCCGGACACCGTGATGTCGATACGCTGGGCGGTGCCGTTGATGACCTGCTCGATCTCCGGGATCTCGACTAGCTTGCCGCCGCCCAGGTAATATTCCGGGTCCTCATCCACGGAATTGCCCGGCAGGATGATGGGATTCGCACCCGAGCAGATGCGGGCGATCGGATCGGTGCCGAACCGAAGCAGCAGGATCCGTCGGCTCACAGCGTCGGGTCCCGCATGTCCTCGACAAACGAGATCGAGGCCGAGGACCAGAGCCCCATCGACAGCGCGTTGGTCGGCGCGGACGTGCGGCGCATGACGCAGCGGGGGTCATCAAAGTCGAGCGGGTCGCCGACTGCTATGCCGCCGCGGATCGGGGGCTGAAAGGTGATGCGTTTGCCGCCCGGGATGTCTTCGACCGAAGAAATCTCAAGCACGCGTTCACGCCACCCATTTGCTCCGATGTAGCCCGCCTTCTCGCCGCCGATCAGCGGACGTTCGGAGGCTAGAGCGATGTCGAGGATGGTGGCGTTGAGCCCCCCCAACTGGCCGTTGACGACCGCCAGCACGCGCGCGGGGGCGCCCGCCGAAGCGTAGAGGGTGTCATCGCTGAAAGGCGCATCGTCGCTGTGCGGGACTGTTGCTAGATCGCCGACCGGCTGATGCCAGCGATCGCAGAACCGCACGACTGCCGCCTGTCCACCGGCCAGCCCAGCGTTGAGCGCTCGCCAGGCTAGCGTCTCGGCTCGTTCGTCTTCGTCACGGCCGCCGAAGTCAGCATCGCCGAAATCTGCCTGCCAATAGCCCCCGCCATCGGTCTGAACCACGTCCGTAATGCCGGACAGGCTAGTCCCGCCGTCGACCTCGCTGCCGACGACGCGGATATCCTGGGTTTCGAAGTGGAATTGGCACAGGTGGAGGATGCGCAGCGCCATGGCCGAGCAAAGGTATGGTTGGCGCGTCCACGGGCTTACCGCCGTCAGCCAAGAGGGCGGCCGCGATCGACCGCCCTCGGTTCACTCACTTCCGGAATGTCGCCTGCGCGTAAGAGGCGATCTTCTTGACCGCGCCATCGACGCCGCTCTTCGCGGAACCCCCAGCGATGCCGACGCCGACAGAGCCCTCGGCCCGCACCTGCCCGATCATCTCGCCGGCAGGGTTGTAGAAGTCTGCGACGATGTACGTCTTTGATCCACCGACCAGGCCAGCGGTGAGATAGCGGCCGAACCGGCTTCCTTCGTCATGGCCGACAAAGCGGTACTTGATGAGCAGATCGGGGCCAGGCTGAAACACCGCCTTCTCGCCGGTGGTGAGCGCCTCAGCCATCTTCCGCTGAAGATGCTGCTGGGTGCCTTCCTCGACCGCAATCGTCGGCTCTTCGTACTGCAGGGTCGCCGTGGTGACGCGGGAAACTCCCACTGCCGGCTTCTCGACCATCAGGGCGCTTGAGCTACAGGCAGACAGCATCAATGCCGCCGCGGCGGCTGCGTAGAACTTCATAGAGATTCCCCCTCCGTTAGAGGCGGTTATTGGAAGGCTCCCGAGGAAAGAGTCAAGCGGGCTCAGGTGCCGAGCGTCTGCAACTTGCCGGCGCGGGCAGGGCCATCTTCAACGGCCTGCTTATATGCTACGCCGCTGGCCTGCGCAGCACTCTGCTGACTGATGCGCTGCATGTCTCGGTATAGCTCGCGCGTCACCACGGCACCCTTGAGATTAAATTGTGGGGCATGGACGATGGTGGTATTGCCTGCGGATCGCTGTGCCGCCGCTTGGCCGAGCGGGATCACCGTGCCCCCGGCGCTGCCCATGCGCAGGAGCTCGACACCAGACCCGCGAGCCTCGTTGACGCGCACCGTTTGCCCGGGGCCAACGTAACCGCCCGACGCCCGGCCGAACAAGCCGCTCAGGAAGCCCCCAGCAGTACTAGCGCCACCCGTGGCTGCACCGAACAGGCTATCCGCCAGCGGGCCGATAAGGCGGCGCTGGATACCAATGCGGATCAGCTGCCCCACGATATCGCCGAACGCACCCTTCAGCCCAAGCGCCGCAGTCGTCGCGGTGGTCAGTTCGTCGGTGACCGCCTCGAGCGCGTTGACCTTTACCGCGTCGACGCTGTCCGCCAGCTGGTCGACGTCGTCCAGGCTTCGGCGATAGTCGTCGTAGCGACCGCGGTAACGCTGCTCCACCCCCGTTTCCTCGGCCCGCTGGAGGCCAGGGAGGGCGTCAATTTGCTCCGTCACATCGTTCACGGTGTCGATGTCGCCACGGACGGCGGCGGCACTTCGCAGCGCGTCGAGTTCGATCTTCTCGCGCTGGTATTGCAGAGCAATCAGGCGGAGTTCGTTTTGGCGCCGCTGCTCGCGAGACTCGGCGATGTCGGTGTCAGCCCGAAGCTGCCGCTGCTCGATGCTCAACGTCAGGTTGTCGCGGGCGGCCGCCTCGCGGATACGGCCAACGTCCTCATTGATCGCGACGTTCCGAAGTCGCAGCAGTCGTGCGCTCTCGTTGAGCTCGTTCAGCGTGCGAGCCTGCGCGTCGTCGTACTTCCCTGCGGAAAGGTCGGCGGCAATCCCCTGCTGGCGCTTCCGGAAGTCGCTCTCGATCGCCTGGCGCTCAAACTCGGCGGCCTCGCTCGCATTAGGTGCACGCTCGCGCTGGGCGGCGATGATTTGGCCGTTCAGCTGCTCGAGCTCGTTGTAATAAGCCTCGTTGTTGCGAAGCTCCCGGATGCGCGCAGCTTCTGCCCGGCGGGCAAGTGTCTCGGCAGATGGGCCACGCCGCCCTTTCCGGTTCTCCTCGCGGATGGCGTCTTGATCTCGACCCAGCTGAACGTCGATGCGGGTGCGGCCTTCGCGGTAGGCGCGGACTGCCCGCTCGCGTTCTTCGTTCGTGCGAGCTGCCGCGGAAGCAGCGGTATATGCGTCGCGAAGCCCCTGAAGCGCCAGCGAATGGCGGCGGGTCGCCGCTGCCGCCTTGTCGGATGCCGCGGCCGCAATGCCGTCTATGACAGGGATGCTGGTTTCAGCTACCGAGCGCTCGGCCTTTGCACGCCGCTCACGGGCTTCTGCTAGGCGCCGCTCAGCATCAGCAGCTTCTTTGGCATAAAGCCCCTGCGTCTGACCGCCACCAGGACCGGCGCGCAGCAGGAAGGTGTTGGAGCTGGCGTATTTGCTCTCGTCACGCGCGCGCTGGGCCTCGGCTTCAGCAGCGACCAGGGCACGAATAGCCACCTCGCGCAGAGACTTGGCGCGGGCAAGGTCAAGGGCAAGTGCGCGCTCTTGGGTGGTGTTGGCACGGCCGAGCGACTCGTTGAGCTTGTCGACCGCTGCGGCTGCGCCGTCCGCCGTCGCCTCGAAGATCTGTTGCGCTTCGGCGGTGAGGCGGGTCTTCGCCGCGCTCTCTTGCAGCTTCTCCACTAGCCCTTCGATGCTGTCGCCCGCCTCCAACGCCTTACCGACAAGCACGCCCAGCACCGACCCGGCTGCCAGCAAGGCAGCACCCCACGGCCCAGCGAAGAACGCAGCCACCTGCGCGGCACGACCGCCAGTATCGGCGAGAGCGTCAGCGACCTGTGGTGCCTGCTGCGCTAGGATCAGGAACGGGGACTGACCGCCTGCAACCTGCGCGCCGACGTCTGCCACCTGCCGGCCGAGGTTTCGCTGAGCATTCGCCATTGCGCCGGCGGATCGCGCGATCTGCGCTTCCGCCCGGGTCGCAGACTGCTCAATCTTCGACATCGCGCTCGCGGTCGTGTTCGCGGCGCCGTTGATGTTGGCGTTGTAGCCGTCGGTCTTCGCGAACAGCTCAACGACGACGCTATCAGCAGTTACCGCCAACGCGAGCCTCCATCATTCTTCCGAGACGCACCGGATCGGCGGGCGCGCGCTCGGTGCTATTTGCGTCGTTCCACCACCAGAGCCGCGCCTGGTATTCCCACCACGTCAGTTCCCGCCAGTCGGCTCCGAAGACCCCGCAGTTCGCGATGACTTGGCCGAAGTCGATTTTCTCGGCTTGGTCGCGGGCTTTGCCGCCGGCGCTTTTTTTTTAGGCGGATCGTAGCCCTCGATGCGGGCACCCAGGATCGCCGCGGCAGTCGCCCAGCTTTCACGAAGCGGGGCAGGGTGGCTGTAGCGCTCGACCAGCAGCTTGGCGGTCAGAGCATTCACCGCGACCGGCTGCCCGTTCACGATGCCCTTAGCACCGCCAATGAGCCCGAGCCGGATCGTCTCGAACAAATCTTCCGCGAAGGCCTCGCCCTCGGCCGCCAGCGCGATCGGCTGTCCATCCATGAGGAACCGGCCCTGCATCACGCGGCTGTAGATCTTGAACACACCTGCGCCGCGCTTCTCCTGCAACTCCGCCAGCTGCGGCAGCTTCAGGTCGAAGAGGTATTCGCCGTCCGCAAAGTGTAGGGTCAACGCGGTCGTTGGCGTCACGCGCCCGACGCCTCTGCCGGCGTCCAGGTCAGATCATCCTCACCGGCAATCGTTACCTCGGAACCACTGTCTGCGTCGCGCTGGAGGTTCAGGTTGTGGGCGGTAAGGACGCCCGAACCGGCAAAGGTGCCAAGCAATTCGCCAGCATCGGTGCCGTCGTATCGAATGGCGTCGATCTCGAACCGGGAGTGAACACCCAGGAGCGCCTTGACGGCGGGAATGCGATCGGCGTTGCTGACGCCCGAGCCGGTCACGTCCCACTGCGTGCTGATGACGACGACGGAGCGGGTGCGCGGCTTGCCAGGCTTGGCGCAGTCTCCACGGACGCGATCGCGCGTGTTCGCCGTCTCGTTGATCGTGACATTCTCGATGCCACACATGATGGTTCGGACGGGCGGTTGGGCGTCCGACACCGAATAGATGATCGCGGCATCGATTTCAGTGGGGTACGACATGCAGGCCTCCGGAGTTTGCCGAAGGCTAGGAGTGGGACGGTGCGGCTGTTACCGCCGTCAGCGGGTTCCGAGCTGGCTGCCCAAGCGCGCGTTCATGCAGTTGATGTCGGCTTTGTTCTTCCAAGAGGCGTAACGCTCTTGGTCTCGCGCCTCGAGGTAACCGTCAGCTACCTTGCGAGACGCGTCACATAGATCGTCTGGCGACGGGTTCGCTTGCTCGACCATCCTGAACTGCTCTTCAGCCTTCTCGCCCGGGTTCGAGCAGCCAACCATCATAAGCGCCGCCGCGATCGCCGACCAACGCCTAGTCATTACCCTGCTCCTTCGCCCGCCGCTCAAGGATCGCCGTCCGCTCCCGCATTTGCCGGCGTTCGTACTCGGCGCGTCGCTCGGATACAGTGGGCGCCCTGGCCCTGCCCGGTAGGAGGCGCGCGGCGAAAGCTAAGTGCGAATACTGCTCCCCGCCGTCGCTCCCACGGTACTCATGAGCCAAGCCGTCAAAGCGCAGCGCTACGTTCTCCACCATATCGTCGGTCAGGACGCCGGCTCGCACCAGCTCTTCGAAAAGCGCGCCGAACAGGGTGATTTGGTCTTGAGTGTTGATGTCGCTCACCCCGTCACGATAGCTCAACCGAGAAAGGCGCGCACCCGGAAGTTCGCGATGTGGTGGAAGGCGTCTTTCTCGCCGCCATCACTCAGCAGCTGCGAGTTCGTGAACAGCACCGCGAGCCGGCCACCAGTAACGTCGAGCTTCCGGCCATCCAGGGCAGAGATCACGGCTGCACCGATCTCGCCTGCTAAATCCTCAGCCAGCTTTGTGGGCGGCTTGCGAGCGTCACCGTCGGGGTAAATCGGCTTCGCGTAGCTGTGCACTGCCACCGTCACGGTGCCGCCCCGCATGCAGGCTCCGCGGAGCGGAACGTTCGTCGGTGCGCCGTAGGTGATGAACGGCCAAAGCGGCAGCGCGTCGGTCGCCGCTTGCGGGTAGATGCGCTTCGCAGGAACAAGCGCGACCAGATCAGCCGACTCTTTAAGGGCGGCCAGCAGCGCTTTCCGCACCGGGAGCAGGACATCGGTCATGATACCGTGCCTCCCTTTGAAATGTGCTTCACGGCGCGCACGATGAGGTCCGCGACCTCCTTTCGAGTTTTGGCGGCGGCCGGTCGCATGAAGGGGCGCTCGGCCATTTTGGACGTCCCGAACTCCAGCGCTTTGGAGTACGGCGCGTTGCTGCTGACCTGCACTTTCCAGGGCTCAACACGAACGGTTTCGATGTTGTCGTGGAGGCGCTGAGTGTCGTTACTAGGAGGCTCGCCAGGACGCGAAGGAACGTGCCCCTTTCCGCTGACGGCTCCCTCCATGATGCTGGCCTGGGCTGCACTCTGCAAACGCTCTCCTCCGTTGAAAAGAGCGCGATCGACCGCAGCCATAGCTTCCGGACTGGTAAGCCGCTTCAGGCGTGCCGCATGGGCTTTGCCTCCGGAGATCTTAGGCACGCCGCCCTCGGCACTCACGGTAGCCTTCTCGTTGAGCCGCGACCCGCGCTCTGCTATTTGCAACGGGCGACGAACGGGTTGCAGCCCGGACGCCGCCCTCGCCACCACGCGAAAGGACCGCGCAATGGTTGACCGACCGGATATCACGCCCGAACTGCTTCGGGAACTTCTCACATACGACCCCGAAACCGGGAAGCTTCTGTGGAAACCCAGAGGGCCCGAGCTGTTCTCGCACGTTCAGCGCCGCTCTGAGTGGGCGGCTAACAACTGGAACTCCCTGTATGCTGGAACGGAGGCTTTTACCGCCGTCCACAGCCAAGGATACCGCTTTGGCGGAGTGATGCAGCGGGTTTTGTTCGCCCATTGGGTGGCATGGTGTATCGTCCACGGCGAATGGCCAAAATGCATCGACCACATCAATGGTGATCGGTTGGACAACCGGCTTTCCAATCTGCGAAATGTTTCTGTCCAGGAGAACAACCGCAACATCAAACTTCGGTCGACCAACCGGGTCGGCGTTCCTGGAGTGCGCTTTTACAAGCCCCGAAACCGGTGGACGGCGAGGATAAAGAGGGACGGTGTCGAGCATCATTTGGGATACTTTGACACGGTCGAAGCCGCCATCGCAGCGAGAAGAGCGGCTGAGCAAAATCTCGGGTTTCATGCTCTTCATGGCAGTCACCCCCTGCGCCCCCGACATTCGCGATAAACTCCCAGCGAATCTCGCGAGACGCTCTGGATGCTCCACAGGCCGACGTGATCCGCGGGCGCGGTAGCACCGGGCAGCACCTCAACCAGCGCGTCCGTGTCGAGATCACCCGCGAGCCCGATCACCAGCAGCCGCACGTCACGCTCGGTGAACCCCTCTGCCTGGCGCATGGCCTCGGTGACCGCGTCGACCTGCACCATGCAATCGCGCTCGACCGGCTGCCCGGGGGTAAGGATCGACCCTCCGGCATCGTAGGTGGTCTCGCTGACGGTGTGCACCTTGCCCGCGTGATAGGGGCCGCCGAACGCGCCGGACACCGCGACCGCGGCCGAGGCGAATACGTCACTCAGCACGGCAGGAACACCGGCCCGACAAGGCGAGGGCCGCCGAGGTGGCGCCGCTGGAAGCGCAGGAACTCGAGACCGTATTCAGTGGCTGCGAAGCCGCCCTTGGCAGCGCGTGCGGCTGCGGCATCGGAGAAGGTGAGGCTGGCGTCGGCCGACTTGAAGCTCGTCAGCCCGCCCGGCAGCTGCATCCCGGCAGCCGATGGCATCACCCCCGGCGTGACCGTCATGCTGTGCGCAGCGAGCGCGAGCGTGGCCGGTTCCTGAAGGTCACCCCAGCTGGCGTCCACCTCGCGCGCGGCGTCGGTGAGCCAATAGGCGATCGTCGCGTCCGGCACCGCGGCGAAGGCCGGGTAGCGGAGCTTCAGCGTTTCCGGATCAATCGCCATGTTAGCAGTCCTGCGCGGGGGGTGTGGGGGATGCTACCGCCGTCATGGTCGCCGCCTACGAAAAGGGCCGCCGCTCCGGAGAACAGCGGCCCAGGTCACCTCGGCGGGAAGAAATCAATCCTTGTCGGCAGCCTTCGCCGCGGCGGCGCCGAACTTGAACCAGCCCGTTGCCTTCGCCGACTCGTATTCGGCCTCGGTCAGCGAGACGGGCTCGTCCGTGCTGTCGCCGGCCGCGAGGATGCCCGGCGGCATGCTGTTGAGCACCTTGGGGCCATCGGTGACGTTGGTGACGATGTGCTTGACGATTTTCTGGTCAGCCATGGCTCAGATCCCATCCAGATAGCGGAAGGCGCCGGTGCGCAGGACTTCCACGCCGCCGGTCCGGAAGATGCCGGGGATGTCGAACTGGATGTTGTTCGACGTCGCGACCGGCAGGAAGCGGTGCGGCATCGGCAGGTGCAGCTTCACCACGTCCTGACGATTGGCATAGGCAACCATGCGCTTGGTGCCGCCGGTGCCGGCCGTGTCGAGCCCGAGCACGCCGCGGATCGTCAGCTGCTGACCGGTCATCTGCGTGTAGATGTTGTTCCGCAGGATGTAGGCGAGCACCGTCTCGCTGTTGGTCGACGACATCGGAGTCGCGCCGAGATAGCTGATCGTGCTGTACGGCAGCAGCAGCGTGTCGGCCATCTCGACCGTCAGCGAGCCGGTGTAGACGCCGGTCAGCACGCCGTTGATGTCGCGGACGATCTGCTGCGCGATCTTGGTCGCGTTGCCGTTCGCATCGAACCAAGTGGCGACCGAACCGGTGCCATCTGCCGGGGCGGTGCCGGTCGTCACGCCGGTCTGGTTCGCCAGGCCGCGGATGCCCTTGTCGGTGTCGCCGGTCAGCGTCACGTTCCACATGAACTCGGTGTAGGCGCGACGTGCGGCCTCCGCCTTCATGGCAGGAAGGCCCATGCCGAGCAACTGCGCCTGGCCGACTTCCTCGATGTCCCAGCTGTAGCCGACGGCCGCCATCTGGACGCGGACCTCCGACTTGTCGCGGGTGACGTCGGCCTTCGGCACGTCCTTCGCGGCGCCGGAGAACCAGTCCGCCTTGCCGACCGTGCTGGAGAGGAAGGTGATGATGCCGGGGGTCCATTCCGGCGCCGACGTGTCGACAAAGACCAGGCGGCCAAAGTCGAGATCCGGGAAGCGGGTCTGATAGACCTGCGCGTTGACCGTCAGCGCCTGCTGAACGACGAACCCGAGGGTCGCCTGGGGCGCGTCAAGGAGAAGGTTGTTCATGGATCAGGCCCCCTGTTACGACGGGATGCGGCGCAGCCGCACCTTGAAGATGGCGTTGTTGCCGCTCGCGGCAGTGTCCGCCTCGGCGCCAGGGACCGCGTAGATCGCGCCTGCGACGGCGGCCGTGGTCCACTTGAGGCCGGCGCTGTCCCAGTTGAGAGCCGCGCCTGCGGCGATTGCGGCGCCGGCGAGGCCCCAGTAGACGCCCTCATCCGCGACCGGCACGTTGTCGTACTGGCCATAGCTGTCGGCATTGGTCGCGGTCAGCACGTGGTGCCCGATCGCGAGGCCCAGGAACTCGCCCGACGTCAGGGGCGAGCAGCCCTTGTCGCCGTTGCGCTGGACGGGCGCGCCGAAGTTGATGGTTGCGGAGGCGGTGCGGGTGAGACCGTTCCACTCCTCCATGTTGGCCGAAAAGCCGACAACGCCGGCCGGCTGAAACTGCGTGTAGCTCGTCTGAAGCGGCATCGGTCAGCCCTCCCTTACGCTGCCGACTTGGCGGTGCGCCAAGCGTTGAAATCGGTGCTGCCGGCCCAGGCCTGCTGCTCGGCGGTCGCTGCGTCCTGCAGCTGCGGCGCCACGATCGGCTGCACGGTGGCGGTCGCCGGCTTGGCGTCCTTGGTCAGCACGTCGAACGCGACCGAGATCTGGTCCGCCGTGTAGCTGGCGGCGGTCGCGCCGAGCTTGGCGTCGACCACGGCCTTCATGATCGCGGCCTCGTCCATCGCGTCGGTCACGGTCACGCCGACCGCCTTCGCCTTGTCGGCCACCATCGCGAACTGCTTGGCGGCGTCGCGCAGCTGGGACGGGGTCGGCTTGGCGTCCGTGAGCGTCTTGTTCTCGGCGGTCAGGCGCGCGATCTCGGCGTCCTTGGTGGCAACCTGCGTTTCCAGGGCGGTCACCTTGCCGGTGGCCGTGTCACGCGCGGCGAGCAGGGTCTGAACGGTGGCGATGGCCGTGTCGGCATTCGCCATGTCGACGGTCAGCCCGTCGATCAACATGGTCTTCACGGGCTTCTCCTGGTCGTGAATGTGGAAGGGGTAACAGTCCATCTTCATGCCGGACTTCATGCCGCCGCCCTCAAGTTCAGCGAGCGCGTTTTTCATCTGCTCCATCATGAGCATCTGACTCTTCTCGCCCTCTTTGCCGGTAGTCGGGGCAGAGCCGTTCATGTGTTTCTCGTGGAGCGCTATGGCCTTCTTGAGCCATGCGGCGGCCTCTTTCGCTCCATCCTCCAACGCGATAGGCAACGCGTCGCAGATCGCGGCATCGCCGATGCGGCACGACGGGCCCGCGCGACCGCGGTCCACGATCGCGACATGGTTGCCGGTGATGCTGGCTTGCCGGGCCTGGCACTTGACGCCGCCCGGGCCATCGAAGTCGCCAAACTCCAGCGATGCGGAGTAGCCGTTGCTAAGCTCGGCCTTGCCGGCCTCGACCTTCGCGATCGTGCCGGCGTCCATCAGGATCAGGTCGAAGGCGAGGTGGTCGCCGTCGCGAATGGCACCCATGACGACACCCCGGCCGTGATCCCGCCAGTTGGAGGCGGTGACAGCCTCGCGCGGATGGTCGTCGGTGATGGGCTTGCCGATGAAGCTGTGCACTGCGCGCTTGTCGAAAACGGCAGCCTCGTCCCGCAGGACGTTCACGCTCGGCTGATCGCGGAGCCCGTGCTTGTTCTCGGGGTCCACCTCGGCGCCGGTGTACTGGTAGACGCCGGTTCGCGCGGACTTGGCGCGGACAGCGAGGTATCCGTCGGCCGTACGGCGTGGGGCGTCCAGGGTGAGGCGGTCTGCCAGCAGCATTGCGCCGGGATATGCGGCGCTTGACTAGGCGGTTACCGCCGTCAGCGGGGAGAGGTTATTTCCGCGAAGTGGGTGATGCCGTGGATTGTCGCGCCCTCGCGATCACACCAGACCCCGTGCGCGAGATGATACGAGGCGGGCATGAACGCGGGCCCGGACGGGGACCACACGGCGAACTCTGCGCGGCCTTCCACCACGGTTTCCCACAGCAACACCTCCTGCCCATCCTTGAGCGCGTCGGGCAACTCGGCGATCGGACGCCAGGGGATCATGCGGCTTTCCTCCGGCACCGTTCTCTCGCTGCCTTGCGACAGGTCTTGCATTGCGGCTTTCCAGCTGGGCTGGTGTACAGATTTTCTCCGGCAAGTTCATGCCCGTTCACGCACCGAGATTTGTCCGCTGCCCTTTTCTCCAGGATCAAGGCCACCGCAACGTCGGCTGATCTTCCCTGCTTCAGATGGTAGTTCAGGTGGCTTCCCTCGACACCAGCGATGTCGCGGATTTCCGCCAGCGTCCGCATTTCCCCCGCGAACAGCACCACACGATTGCGACGCTGGTTCCTGCATTGCGTTTGCTGCGTCGCCCACCGGACATTACCCGGCTCGTAATCGCCGTTCGTGTCTATCCGATCCAAGCTATGCGCCGCCGATGGCTTTGGGCCGACATCATCAAGGAAAGCCTGGAACGAATCCAGCCAGCGGTCGCACACCCGGATGCCACGCCCACCATAGAGAGCGTAGCGGGGGTTCGACGGGTTGAGACAGCGGCGCCTCATTCCCTTCCAGGTGTTGTATTCGGAAGGGATGCGCTTCCCGATCGTATGGCCGTGAGTTACGCCATTGCGATTGCCGAAGCGCCAGCTCGTGTTTACGAGATTGGTAGCCATGCGAACGCTCCATGTTCGTGTTGGTCAGGCTCGGCGGGATGTTGGTAGCACCCGCCGGGCCGCTGGAATCTAGCATTTCTGCCGAGTCGCCGCGAGCTTAATCGTCAAACTCGAAGATCAATTCAGACTGCGCACGACAGCCGCAATAGGGCTTCTGCGACGGGCGATCTCCGCGCTCTGGCGCTGCGCGGATGACCTCGCCGCCCACCGATTTGCCGACCAGCGCGGGGTTGTCTGTGTACAGTCCGCCGTCGCGCGCGATATGCTCTGCGCGGCCGTTCTTCTTGTGTGACCAGCGCCAGCGCCAGACGTCAAGCCCAGCCTCCCGCCGCCGCTCGTCCGCCAGGGCGCCGGATAGCTTGCTGAGCTGGTCCGAGGCGATGCGCAGGCTTCGATCGCGGGCCAACCCGGTCGCCTCCCGGATCTCCTTCGCCACCTCGCGAGCGGGCGCTCGGTTCTGCAAGCCCGCGAACACCGCATTGCTGATGCGCTGGCGGGTCTGCGCGCTGACGTCCCGCACCAGCTGCGTGTTCCAGGTGAGGTAGCTCTCCAGCGTTTCCCGCACATCCTCGGGGCCGATGACGGTCTGCAGGTCCACCGCGGTCGCCGACAGCACAGCGCCGCGCCACTTGCCCCGCTGCCAGGCCTCGACGCGCAGGGTCCAATCCCGCAGCGCCGCATCGAGGATGATGAACAGCCGCTCCAGCTCGCTCCCGGCCTCGTCGAGCAGCGCCTGAATGTCGACCGGCGCGTCCGTAGTCAGCGCGGAGAGGCTGCGCTCGTACTCGGCGGCGATCCGCTCAGCGTAGCGGGCCCACAGCGCCACCACCGGCTTGTAGGCGGCCTGGTAGAGATCCGTCGCGAGCATCGCAGGCGGGGCAACGTCGCGGATCGCGATCGACTTCCGGCGCGGGTTTTTGGCGCGGCGTGCGAGGGCGGTTAGGTCGATGCGCACGGATCACCACTCATCATCCCGGCCGAAGCCGATCGGGGGTTGCAGGCGATGGATCTCGTTGCCGTGGATGTCGAGCAGACCGGTGTTGCTGACCTTCTCGCCGTCGACCGTCAGGCAGGGGCGGAACGACTCGCGCTGATCATCCCATAAAGGGGTCTCGACGTAGAGCGGCTTGGCCGCCCGGGTGACATAGCGGGGCATCAGTCGAGCAACGCCAACGCGCGAGACTTTAGCGCCGACCACTCCACCCCGCCGATGATCGGTCGCTCGTTGGCGCGGAGCCAGCGTTGCAGCGTCATCACCATCGCTTCTTCAAGCGCGGCTTCCTGGAGCGTCACCTCGGAGCCGTGTGCCAGCGCCCAGAGGACAGGCGAGGGGCCGTTGTAGAAGGCCTCGCCGACCAGATGGTGGCAGACTTCGTGCTCGCGGCAGTAGCGCAGGCGGGCTTGTCCGCGCAGCAGCGGTCCCAGGCCCGGCCAGCCCTCCCAGTACCCACACCTCCGCGCGATCTCGTCATAGTCCGGCGTGTCGTGCGGCAGGGCTCCGTAGCTGCTGTCATCGCGGAACGTGCTGTAGCAGCCCTCCGGCGTGTAGGTGACGGTCGCGTGAGTGAGGGGAATGGTGCGCGGCTGAGACGAAGCCTTGCGGCCGACGCGCTCAAAAGCTGCACCGTACGGGTCAGGAGCGGTGCCCTGATCCTCGTAGTTCACTCCTCCGTCGCCTTGTCATTCGCAGCCCGGCGCGCGGGGGCGCTTCCATCGCCACCCGCGCCGCCTTCGAGATCGGGATCACCTCCTTCCACTCCGCTGCCGGATTGCGTGATGGCGCTGGGGTCGCTGCCGTCGGGGTCCGGGTTCACGCCGAAGCGCTCGTCCTCGTCCATCTCCGCGAGGATCGGCAGGGAGCCGGGCATCCACCCGTTCGCCTCGATCACGCCCTGAGCGCCGGCGGCGAACGCGCGCTCGGGCATGGCGTTGAGGTCAGCCGCGATCTTAAGCGCGTCCATGGTCGTCTTGAAGCGGGTGGCCTCCTGCTCGGGCGTCGGCTTGCCGAGCGGCGAGAACTTCCACCATAGGTCGCGAGGGTTCACGCCAGCGCTCGGCAGCATCACCGCGTCCAGGCGCTCCAGGCACGGACGAAGCTCAAGCTCCTGCGCCGCGCCGACGGCGGCATACCAGTTCGCGGTGTCGTGCTCACCGGTGGCGTTCATGCCAGCAGGCGACCGGCCCATGAGACGGGTGAACGGGATATCCGCCACCGCGGCCACGCGCTGGTCGAACGCATCCATGATCGCCGGAATGCCGTTCCAGGTCATGGTGAAGTCGTCGATCTTCTCGCCGCCCGCATCCCCGGCCGGGAGGTTGTAGAGCGTGGCGTTGAGGATGTTCTCGCCGGTCGCGATCATAGCGACGCGCTGGTTGAGCGCGTCCTGGTCGTAATCGCCGAGGTTGCTGATGCCGAAGCGCAGGAGCTTCGCCTTGCGGATCAGGTGCGAGAACCACAGCGCGGCGTTATCGGACTTCGACACCTCGTTGACGACGCGGACGAGGCGCGACCGGCCCCAGTACAGGTCATCGCCGGTGATGCCGGCCATCATCGGCGGGTAGGCGTCGCCGCGGAACGGGATCACGCGTGACGGGTGGATGTCAACCGCGCCGCCCTTAGCCTGGAACCGGAACAGGCGCGGCTCGCCATAGGTCGGGCTCGTCAAGTTCTCATCGATGTCGACAAGCTCGAGCTGCTTTCGGGAGACGACATTGACGGCCTGAAGCTGCCCCTTCTCCGGCACAGGCGCAGGCTGGTCAGCATCCCCCGGCAGCGCCAGGATCAGCGCACCACCGCCGATGCCGCGCAGAACCTCCGCCGCCTTGATCTTCGCCCGCAGCCCGAGCCGCTTCTCCTCCGCCTCGATCGCGGTAATCTGGTCGGACTCCGCTTGCCAGTCGCGCCACTCGCGCGTGCGGTCGGCGGCGGGAATGTCGATGACCTTCTGCAGCAAGCCGCTGCCGAGGTAGGCCGCGAACGCCAGGTCGAGCGCGAAATACTGGGAGAGGGGGCCTTGCTGGTAGCCGCCACCGAAGCCGCCTTGGCTAATTGAGGCGAACGCGGCGCCAAGCCCGTCACGCGCCTGCATCCGAACTGGCGATGCAGCTGCCCGCATCGGGGCGCCGGAGCTGTCGACTAGGAAGGTGCCGGCCATGCTCCATGGGCTATGGCCGGCGGGTGCGGAGCGTTACCGCCGTCAGAGGAGCTTAGTTCGCCGGTCCCGCGTGCCGCGCTTCATTCTCAGCGCTGATGATCGCGATGCGGGCCCGCTCATGCTTTGTGCCGAGTTCGTTGAAACGATCATTCTCGCTGCTGGACTCGACATCGAGGGCACGGAGATACTCCTCCGTTTCGTCATAGGTTAGGCCACGAAGGACAGCCCTGCCTGCCTCGTCAAAGGCGAGCGCGCGGGTTTCGGTGAGGAACGGGAAGTCTTGCTCGGGAATGGGCATACTGGCTCTTACCACATCACAGCAGCTTGCGCATGTCGAAGGGCGTAGCGCTCAGGGCGAGCTCGTTCACGGCATCCGCAAACGCATCCACCTGGTCGTCGTTGGTACCGGCCGGAAACACGCATACCTCGTCCAGGAACGCCGTGTTCCAAAGGCCGCGCACCAGCTTGATATTGCCCGCTTCCGCCTGGGCTGACGCAGGGCGCGCGCGCACCGACTTCTCGCCCGTGGGGCGGACGGCCTTCGCGGCATATCCCTTGAGCAGCTTGATCTTCGTCTGCGCGTCCGCCTTACCCGCGGCCCCTGGATCCTCCGGCATGCGGATTGTCACCGCAGCCCCGTCCTGCGAGGCGATGCTGACCAGCGTCTGCTCCACCGCCGACGGCTTCCACTGTCCGCGTACCACGTCCTCGACGTAGAACGTGTCGCCCACCAGCGACATGCGAAGGCCAACTGTCCAGTCTGGGCGCCGGCCGGGCTTAACCTCGGTCGCCGCGAAGTCCCAGGCGCGGACAGTCTTTCGGGAACCCGCGGGGAGGGCCTCCACGATCTCGAAGTCCGACCGCTGGAACATGCCGCCCGAGCGCGGAGCCGGGCGCTGCTGAAGCTGCCCGGCGGTGGCGTAGGAGCCAAGCACCGTCTCCAGCTCGCGAACCTGCTTCTCGGGGAAGCGCTCGGGAAACATGAGCTGGCCATCCTCAGTCCGCGGATCGCTCCACCCGATTGAGGTCGAGCACTTCCGGTCGGCTTCGAACCGCATCGGGATCATGAGGTGCTCATAACCTAGATCAACCGCCACGGCCGACACGTCCTGCTCGTGCAGACGCTGCATCACGATCACGATCGCGGACCGGTCGTTGTTGACGCGGGATGGCAACGCTTCCCTAAAAGTCGTGATGTCAGCAGCCAGCTTCACCGGGCTGTTCGCATCATCCACGCTATGCGGGTCGTCCAGGATCACACGATCGCCGCGGCTGCCGGTCATGCTGGTGAACGCCATCGCCTCGCGGAAGCCAGTGCGCTCGTTCTCGAACTTGGTCTTCGCATCCTGGTCGCTTGTCAGCACCACCGGCCAGAGGCGCTGGAACCATGCGGAGCGGATCAGGCGTCGGCACTTCAGGTTGTCGCGGACGGCCAGATCCTGCTTGTGCGCGGTGGCGAGGAACCGGTGATGCGGCATTGCGCGCGGCCCCCATTCCCAGGCGGGCCAGATGACCCCGGTGAGCAGGGACTTCATGCTGCCCGGTGGCACATTCATCAGCAACCGGGTGATCTCGCCGCTGGTGACCGCCTCCAGGTGCTGGCAGATAGCGTCTAGAGCCCATCCCCATTTCAGTTCGGTCGACGGCTCCAGGATCGGCCACGCTGCCTTCGCGAACGCCGCCAGCGAGGCGGCGCAATCCTCCCTGCTGGCGTCGTCCTCATCCTCTTCCAGCAAACGGAGGTATTCGGCTTCTTCAGCCTCGCTGAGCACGCTTCGCCTCAAGCTCAGCAATGCGGGCGCGGCGCTCAGCCGGCGTAAGGCTGCTTAGGTTCACGTCCATCGTGTCCTTGAACGCCTGAACATCGACATGCTTGCCGACCAGCTCCAGCGCCTTGGCGGCGCCGGCGGCATTGAACTTGAAGACGTTGCGGCCCTGCTCGTCCTTCACCTGGACGCCGAAGGCCCCTAGCACGGGCTCGACCTCCTGCATGCACCGCTCGTGCAGCTTAACTGCTTGAGTTAGTACATAATCCGCGTCGATCTTGGTACGCTCCGATCGTTCGGCCTTGAGGCCGGCAATAGCCTGAGCGACCTTAGCATTTCCTAGCAGTCGGCAGCCCTCAACATCGGCGCTGTCTGGCGCATACCCCGCCCGGATCGCCGCCTGAGTGGCGTTCAGGTCGATCAGGTACTCCTCGACAAATCGCTGCTGTTTGGGGGTCATGCTAGTCATGCCGCTCCAGTCCTTCGAGGCTGATGTCCTCGTCGATCTCCGGCCAGTGGATGCCGGTGCCGGCAGCGCACAGCTCCCAATTCTCGCGCTGCGCTGGTGACGCATGCAGAAGCCGCGGGAAACGCTCGAGCGGGGCGCTGTAAGTGCGCCCGTCACCGACCTCGACGATGATCTTGCTGGCATCGAATGCCACGCGCTTCACGGGCGGCTGAGCTTCCATTGTCCGTCCTTCCGATTTGGTGATCACGGTCCTTGTCTCCTTCCGTCGCGTAGACGCTGAAACCGCCGTCAGTGTCCGCCCCATCACGTACCGCTTCGACCGCCGGTGCGGCTTCAACCGAGCACCGGTGATCTTCGCTCGTGCTGCCCGGAGCTCGTCACCGCCACACTCCTCGATCCACCGGATGATGCAGCGCCAGTTGGTGCGGAAATGCTCCTCGATCGCCTTGTCCTGGCCGAGGCGTAGGTAGACCTCGCGGAAGTCAGCCGGCGCGGCACGGTACGGGCGAACCATCCCGGTATCCCAGGTGCGCCGCTTCGGCTGTTCCATCACTTCGCTCCCGTCCACTGTTGGAGATACCAGGCCGCCCAGTCCGCCCGGATGCTGTATTCCTTCGCCAGCCTGCGCGGGTCGGCGGTGGTGAGCTGGCCGCGCAGCATGTCGATGAGGAAGGCGGTGAGCGGGAACTTCATGCGCCGGCCCTCAGCACCCGCACGCCAGCGGCTTCAGCGCGGCGCACCATGTCGGCGGTTCCACGGCCGCCCGGGAAGGCGACCACGAGATCCGGCTTGCCCTCATCAAGCATCCGCTGGTTCCGAAGTGGTCCGGCAGCGCGTCCATGCTTCCGCCAATCCGCCGGGAACCGCTCAACGGCCACTGTCGGGTGGTGGCGATCGTCATATGCCCAACCAATCGCCTGGCTGTCGGCACCCGGAGCGCAGCCGCTTATGATGCAGGCGACGGGGTGCTCGAGCTCTACCCGGTCGAGCAGGTGGTAGAGCGCGCGGGTGTCCACGAAATCGCGACCGCCACAGACGAGAACCCGAAGCCCACCCATCACAGCACCCGCCGCCGGTGGCTACCCGGCAGATCGAACGCCGGATCGCAGGTCGCGAAGGGTACGTCGTCCTCAAGGTCATCATCCCCGAAGCCACCACCGAACCCGCCGCCCTGGTTGCCGCCCGACTGCTGCCGTCCACGCGAGCCACCACCGCCGCCATTGCCGGTCCCGCTCGACTGCGGCCGGTCGCCGTCACTGCGCTGCCCACCAGCACCACCAGCATCACCCTGCAGCGTCACATGGTCCGCGCGAATCTGCAGGTAGGTCTTGCCCTCATGCTCGCGCGTCGAGATTTCACCCGACACCGCGACCTTCGTGCCCTTCTTGAGGAACCCGGCGAGCTTGTCCGCGCCCTTGCCCCAGCGGGTTACGTCCCACCAGGTCGTTGCCTTGCGGTCGCCCCAGCCAGTCGTGACGGCCACCGAGAAGCGGCAGAAGTCGTCGCCGCTCTGTGTGGTCTTGAGTTCAGCGTCCTTGCCGAGGTTGCCGGCGATGTTGGCGATCTGCATGCTTCGTTCCTTTTCAAGCCACGGCTGCGCGAGCAGTCACCCGCTCGACCGTGTGATGTCCTTCGTTGGTCTTCACGACGCGCCACTGACCGCGGCACCAGTCGAGCTGGTTCAGCCGGGCGCAGTGGTCTTCCAGCTGCTCTACGGCAGCATTGGTCCCGCGGAACGTGTCGGATCCAGCTTCTCGCGCCAGGGCGATCAACTCGGCCGCCTTGGGCATGAACCGGTTCTCGCGCACCCAGAGCTTGGCGGCCTTCTCCAGCAGGCTCACCGGCACGTCGGCGACGTCCTCGGTCAGCAGCTTGAGCGCCATCGCATGCGCCTCGAGGTCAGCCTGAGCCGACGGGCGGTAGCGCAGCCCAAGCTCCCCAATGATCCTGCCCACCGCCGGCGGCACGTTCGGCTTCTTCGGCTGCTCGGGCTGAACGTAGGAGGTCAAGGCTCGGGTCGGGTCGCGACCCGCGAAGATCGGGTTGTGCGTCCAGTCGTCGTTGGGGTGCATGTCCACTGTGGTCGTCCTTGATCGATGGGTAGATGCCTGCGTGACCCTTGCGGGTGGCGACCTCGAGCAGACGGCCAGGGGGCCATTGCGGGTCGGTCAGGCGTGCGATGTCTTCGAGGAAGCCCTTGTGAGCGGTCGCCGTGTTCGACAGGCGCTTCCGCTTCCGGTTGACGAGGAAGTCAGCCCAGACGGCGGGATCAGCCCATTCAGGACGAGGAAAAGGATCGGCCTTGCGAGGGCGCGCGCGATCACTCCCTTTAGGGAGTGTATCTTCTTCCTTCTTTCCCTTGTTTCCTTGTTTAAGGTTTGCGTCGTCGCCGCGTCGTTGCTGCGTCGCCGCTGCGTCGGTTGGTGCGTCGGTCGCTTCGGTCGAGCCCTGATATTTGTCGTAATTACGGATAGTTACGACGGTCTGGCCTGCGTCGGTTGCTGCGTCGATAATTTCAGCTTTGACTAACGATGCCAGAAACCGACGCACCTTCGCTTCGTCCCACTTCCAGGCCTTCGCCATGAACCGGAGAGAGTGCGAAAGCTGACCGCGCGTGAGGCTGATGGCGCCGTTCGCGGCATGCACGCGGGCAGGCAGATAGGCCGCTTCTTCGATCAGCCACACGAACGCGTCTCGCTTGGAGAATGCCTCGTTGCGGAAGACAGGGTTGTCCTGCCAACCGCGATGCATGAGGTAGAAGCCGCTCACTCAAACACCTCGACAGACCAGCCCCCGCCTTCACGCTTGGAGCGGGAGCGGACGGCCATGAACTCAAAGGGGTATTGCTCGGCGGCGACCTTGATCTTCACCCGCGCGTCGTCGGTCCAGAAGCCCTTCACCTCGCGCATCTGCAGGAGGCCGCTGGTGAGCATCACGGCGAAGTCGGGAGTGTAGAAGGTGTTGTCCGCGAGGCGCAGCTTCACGCCCTCGAAACGATACCAGGCGATCTCGCCAGACATCATTCCAGGCTCAAGCACGGACGCCTCGTAGGCGGCTTCCGTCTTGTTCATGGCGCCGGTTTTCAGCCGGCCGAGGGCGCGAAGTGCGGGCTTCACGCGATCAGATCCCCAGCGCCTGCTTGTAGGTCTCAAGCATCGCCTCAGCCTCGTCGCGATGGTGCTTTTCCATGCGGCGCAGCTTGATGACGGCCCGGATCGTTTTGGTGTCGAAGCCGGTGCTCTTCGCTTCGGCATAGACGTCGCGGATGTCGTCGGAGATGCCCTTCTTCTCGTCTTCGAGCCGCTCGATGCGCTCGATAAGAAGGCGCAGCTGTTCCGCGCCGATGTTGTCGCTCATGCTTGTTCTCCAGTGAAGCGCAGGCGGGCCGCGCGGCACTCTGCGGCGCGGTGGTCTGCGTAGGCTTTGCGTTGGCGCTCGCTCTCGACCTGGCGGGCGATGCGGCGTTCGTCGGCGGGCGAGGGCTGGTGAGCCGGTGCCGGGGTCCGGAAGAGGGCGCGGAGCGAGATCATGCCGCCATGCTCCGCTCGCCAGCAAAGTCCCGCAGCTTGCGCTCGTACGCCTCCATCAAGCGCGCCTCTTCGCGGCGCAGCGGCAAGCAGCTCGGGCAGCCGATCTCGAGCGAGGCCGTCGACCGCGTGTTGCAGTTCTGGCAGGTCCACTGCGTGATGCCCGGGTGCTCCGGCGGCGTGGGCCGTGCGGCATCCCGCAGCGGCTTGGTCTTGAAGGACACGGACGCCTCGCTGCGGCCGAGGATGCGCGCGATCTCTGCCGGCGATTTGCCCGCAGCGTGCAGGCGCTCCATCGTGGCCTGTTCCTCAGCGCTCCAGAGCGAGCGACGCGCGGGGGTTAGGATGCCGCTCATGCTGCCTGCTCCGACGCAAGGCGCTGCTCAACCAGACGCGCATAGCCTTGGATGTCGGCGGAGAACTTGTTGTACTTCCTGCGGTTGTCGACAGCAGGGATAACCCGAAGATTAGTTTCTACGTGGAGGCCACAAACGGTTCGACCTGCCAGAGGAAGTACGTGATCAACTTCGTGCTCAACACCGGTAAGTGCTGTTAGCCGGGCTGCTTCCACATAGAAGCTTCGTATAGCTGCTTGGTCCGCCCAAGCCGGGATCGCGCGGCGCTTTCTAGCTGAATACCTAGCCGCAGCCGCTGCCTTGATGGCGCGATTTGCCCGAACGTAATCCCGAGCATAAGCCGCAACGCGGTCAGCGTTCTTGGCCTTCCACTTTGTCGACGCCTTCGCCGATGCAGAAGGATCGGCAGCGCGCCGCTCATTCGCGGCGTCTACAAGGGATTGCTTGTTTCGCTGATAATAGCGAGCGAACTGCAATTGCGACGCAGACCTCCCTTTGTCAGACGCCCGATACTTCGCCCGACGCTGCGCTTGGCACTCATAGCAAGCGCCGTTCGAGATATAGCGGGGCGCGTTATGCCCGTTCGCGCAGCACTTATCGGGCCACACAAAACGATCGGGGGAGAACTCGCGGTTAAGCATTGCCCGCCTCCTTTTCGAGGCGTTGCTCAACTAGGACTGCGTATCCGGCAATATCGTGCCAGTTGTCGAGGTAGGTCGGGTCACCGTTGAGGATGCGCGCGATCTTGTCGGCGATGGTGGTGAGCGCCTGCGCCATATCCGGCGAGAGGTAGGCCCACTTCGTCGGCGCGGTGTCGGTGCCGCGCATGGCGAGCTGGAGGTTCTGCGCGATTGCGGCATGGTCGGCGAAGGAGCCGTAGCGCGAGCCGCGCTCCTCCAGCGTTGTGGCAAGATCCTGGGTCATGCCGCACCTCGCAGGTCGTCGGCTTCCTTCAGGAACGCCGCCAGCGATGCCATGTGCGGGCGCAGCTTGTCGGCAATCCGCAGCGTCTCCGGGTGGACGCGCTTACCGTCCTTCAACGCCTCGGACAGCTCAGCTGCGACTTCGCAGAGGCCGGACAGCGTTAGCAGATCGTTCGCCGCCTGTGGGGTACGCCGGCATACGTCGAAGCCGTATTCGGCGAGCACTTCCTGGAGCGCTGTCTCGTCGGCGCACAGCGAGTTGAAGATCGTGTGCGCCTCGGGGAGGTTCGTGGCGTTGACGCCGCGGCTGATGGTCTTGGTCTCGTTCAGACCCATCTTCGCGGCCATCTCCGCATAGCCCATGCGGGGACCAACACGGCCCCAGGCCATCGCGAGCAGCCGCTGAAACTTGACCTTGGACAGGGGTTCAGCGGGACAGACGTTGTTGCGCTGCGTCATTAGAAACGCTCCTCATGGAAACGCGAATTGGAGACCTGAGCTGTCGCCCAGAAGAGCTGGGCCACGTCCTCCGCGAGACGGGCACGACCGCGGCGAGCGTCAGCGTCGACCTGCGCGACGGTGCGGTGGCCTGGCAACGGGAACGCGGCCGGGGCGGCGGTTGGGCGGGTCATGCCCGCATGGTCCGAGCGTGAGCGTCGAACCGAGCCTTGGCGTCCTCGAGGCGCTGGCGGGCCGCGTCCCATTCGACGGGGCGGCCGCTGGCGAACAGTCGCATCTCCGCGAAGCTCGCCGCTTCGACCTCGCGGCTGAGGGCGAGGAACTCGGTCATGCGAAGAGCCCTCCGCCGGGAGCGATAGACTCACCCCCGGCTTCGGCTATCGTGCGGTTGTCGAGACCAGCACGGAGAGAAGAATGGACGAGCTTTTTGAGCTTCGCGCGGAAGTCATTGCGTACCGTTTCGCGCTGGAAAATCTGTGGGCGAACTTCCTCCGCTCGCATCCCAACGCGCTCGAAAACTGCAAGCGGGTGGCTGAGCAGTCGCACCAAGCGCTTGAGGGCGCCTACCTCAGCAACAACGCGCCCTCCGAAGAGCTCGCTCATTTCACGCAGATCAGCCTTGCGCATCACGAGTCCCTTTGGAGGAGTATCGAGCAGCAGCTTCGCGCGCAGCAGGCCAATCCGTAGCGGCGACGCCGACGACGAAATCTCTGCGAGCCAAGGCGGCGGCTTGCAGTGTTCGCATCGCGCGCCTGGAAAGCAGGATCGCGTACAGCGAGCAGGCGATCGAGAACGACGCGATCACGTCCGCCTTCACCAGTTCCCCGGCCATGCGTTCTGCAATCTTGGCGAGCGCTTCCTCTTGCTCCGGGGTCCAGTTGGACTGCTCCGAGCTCATGCCGCCACCTGCTGGGCCGGATCCGGCTCAATGTTGAGAACTTCGGGGAGATGTGGAGCGGGGATCGTCCCGCGCTCTGCCCATCCTTGCACCGTCGTATGGTTCCGGTGCCCCAGCTTGCGCGCTAGCGGGCGAATACCGCCGCGCTGCCTGATGAGTTCTGCATGATCCATACGCAGAACATACGTACGCACGTACGTTGCGTCAACGTGGAAAACGAAAACGCGCTGTGCGACTTGGTGTACGTGCCTGACGAACAGACGATTGGAGCGCGCCTCAAGGCGCTGTGGCAGCAATCTGGCCTGTCGATGCAGAAGCTCGCCAAGGCCGCCGGCTATTCCGGTGCCAGCTCAATCCAGCGCTACCTGGATGACGCCTATGATCCGGCGGTGTTGCCGAACACGATCGCGACCAGGCTGGCCGACGCCTTCGAAAAGACGCCTGTTGGCAGAGCCCCTGTTTTGGAGCTCGCTGGATATGATGGCGAGCAAGCGCTAGATACCGTCGTGCGGTTTGAGGGGGCCAGCCAAGAGCGTCTCCAGACCACGATACCGATCTTCGGCACCGCCCTAGGCGCGGTCGAGGAAATCGACGGAGAGGCGATTGAGCAGACCCAACTCTATGAGTCGACCGTGATGGGCTACGTCAGCCGGCCCGCATGGTTGAATGGGCGCTCGGACGTCTATGGCGTATATATCCAGGGTGCATCCATGTCCCCGCGCTATGAGCAGGGCGAAATGGTCGTCGCGGAGAAGAACAAACCGCCCCGCATCTTTGATGACGTGATCGTGCAGCTCGCGTCGCCAGATGACCACGACGGCGACCGGGTGACGGCGGTGATGATCAAGCGACTGGTTCGCCGGGCCGCAGCGTACATAGAGCTTGAGCAGTTCAACCCGCCCAAGATCTTTCGTGTCGAGACGGATCGCGTGAAGGCGGTCCATCGCGTGATACCCTGGAGCGAGCTACTGGGATGATCGGACAGAACGCCACCGCCGCCGAGCGCAAGAAGTCTTACGGGCATATGGCCGGCGTGTTTGGCGTGATCGTCCTGATGGCGGTCTTCGCACCATCCAAGCGTCCAGAGCCGACGGCGGCGGAGAAGCAGCAAACGGCAGCTGTCGAGAAGCAGCGCGCCGAACGCCAGGTGCGGGATCGAAGGGCAGGCCGCCACTGCTTGAGCCTCGATGGGTCATCTCGCAACTTTGCGGGACTGGTCAAGCAGCGCCTCCGCGAGCCCTCAAGCTTCGAGCATATTCAAACGGTGGTTGAGCCGGTCAACGACCGTGGGCGCCATCTTATCGTGATGAAATACCGGGGCGAAAACGGCTTTGGCGGCACGTCTGTCGAGACCGCATTTGGTGAGCTGATGCAGGCGGATTGCTCTGCGAGAATACTGACGATCAAGTAGCACGTAAAAAACGTACGCACATGCGTTGACACGTACGTACGTCTGTCGTACGTATGCCCCATCAGCCGCCCCGACCACCCCAGGTCCCCGCGGCACACGATGGGATTGAGACCGTGAACCACTACCCGCTGATCGGACGCACCGTTCCTCGCAGCTGCGCAGACGCGAGCGGCACTGCAGACCCCTTTGCAGCAATCACCTGCCCCAAGTGCCGCGAGCGGCTTGCCTCCAAGGTGCGGCATGAAGCCCGGCAGTCCCACGAGGGCGAGACCGCAGGTCACCGCAAGCTTCACGCGGGCACAGCCCGTCATTTCGCCGACATTCTGGCTGCCTGACCTCCCCAGAGGGCGGACGCGCATACCTGCGCCCGCCCCGAGGATGAGGTCAGTTTTAGATGGAGCAGGCGAGTGGGCCAGCAGCAGGAAAAGACGGAGCAAGACGGCCTAGACCGCTCGCCCGCGCAGTTCTTCTTTGAGACGGGCTACTTCGCGGCATTCGCGGAGGCATGCGTTGAGATCGGCAAGGCGCCGTTCCCGCTGTCGGATCGCATCGTGGAGCGCGCTTGGGACGTAGCTGGGGAAGCCCACGACGACCGCGCCGAGTTCGACGCCTATCTGGTGCGCGCGAACGGTTCTGCCACCAACACCCCCGCCAGCAACGACTTCGTGCTGGTGCCGCGGATCGAGGCGCAGGCGTTGCTCGTCAACCTCCACGCTCGGATCGACCGGGCGAAGGCTGAGGCGCCGGACGCCGTGCCGATGTTTCCCGGCATTGCAGCACTGCATGACGCCGTGAAGGCATCGTTCGCGGGCAACCAGCCGGAAACGGGCCTGCGAAAAGCAATCGAAGAGACCATCGCCCACAACCGCATCCGCGCGGAAGAGCGTCGGAACGTCGGCGAGACCTGCCGCGAGGAAATGCTGGTTGTCGGCGTTTTGGAGCGCATCATCGGAGCTGTGGCATGAGCAGCATTTCCAAGCACCATAGCCCCGGCTGTGGGGTTGAGGGCAAGTGTTCGCGCCCGATGTTTGGGGTCGGAGGTCCTTCTGGCTTCTGCGACCGTCCTGCGTGGGGGGAGCAATACACGCGCGGCAGTCCGCACGGCCCACATTACGATGCGCCCGGCACTCGCGGATTGCATGGCAACTACCAGCCCTACGTGCCAGCGTTCGCATGCGATCATCACGGCGGTCCATCCGCCACGCAAATCCGCTTCGTGCGGGACGGCAACATGTGGTGCGCCTTTATGCCGGGCTTCGAGAACTTGCAGGAAAGCGCCGCTGGCTTCGGGGCAACTCAGGACGAGGCGGAAGCCGACCTGCGCCGTCTAACCGCCGCCCTCGCAGCCGCCCCCGCATCCCCCGAGCCCATTACTACGGAAGTCGTCAAGGATCGCTTGACGACTGAAGCTCTGGATAAGCCTGCATCGGAGACGGAAGCATGAACGCCCCGCACCGCATCCCCGCCGTAGCCTCGGCCATGCCCCCCGCATCCGGCGCCCCCACCCGCTGTGCCGACGAGGCTGGGGCAGCGGGCAACCATCGCGCGGTGATTGCCGCGGCGGCGGTCGGCATCCCGGCGTCAGTCGTGGACGTGCTTGCCAAGCTGGACGATCGCGCCGTGTTCTGGCTGCTTGGCGAGTTGCTGGAGCCGTCGATCGACACGCCGTTCACGAGCAGCGAGCGCCTGGATGACGCCATGATCGGCATTCGGGAGGCCTACTGCCGCGATTACAAGCGCATCGTCGCCGAGATGGGGTGGCTGTCGTGACCGCCCCCGACGAAGCCCCGCTGTCATGCCCAACGCTGGAAGATTGCTGGGCCAACCCCGGCCGCATGGAACAGCTGATGGCACAGCGCCACGAGGAACAGCGCCAGGCACACGCAGCCCTCACCGACAGCTTCAACCGAGCCCATGCCAAGCGGCTCGCTGAGAGAGGAATGACCGCATGAGCGAGATCCGCGTGGGCCAGTTCGTGCTCATCAAAGGCTATAGCGATGGCCTGTTCCACCCTGGCAGTCACCAGGTCGAACAGGTTACGGCGAAGTTGGTCCGCTACACGTCGTTCGGAACCCGCCAAACTCCGAAAGCGGATGTAATCGCCGCCTTCGACAGCCGAGACGATGCGGAAGCGCTGAAGTCGAAGCTGGCCGGGATTGCTGGCGAGCGCGATCGGCGCATCAACGCCGCACGCCTCTCTGCCCTCGATGCCGCCCGCGCAGCCATCGCCGCAGCCACTGGCGGTGCAGCATGACGCGCGCAGACGAGCTGCTGGCGTGTGAGGATCTGCGTTCGGTCTACTTTGATCCCGATGACGTTGTGCGGCCGGATCAGAATACGGCGCCGTGGCCGAAAGCCTGCGAGCAGTGCGCTTTCCTGGCTCACGACCCGCAGCATCTCGGCGCCGAAGTGCGGGCACTGCTCCGAAGCGATGTGGCTGACGGGGAAGTCGATTTCTTCTGCGTGCATCGAACCACAAAGAGGGGCTGTCATCGGGTGTGCGCTTCGGCCGCTGCCATTCGCACCCGCGCCCTCGCAGCAATCGAAACGGGAGCCGCAGCATGAGCGAGGCAGAGAAGATCGCCGCGTCGCTGACGAAGGCGCAGAAGGTCAGCCTTGTGCACGGCAAGTGCGGGCTACCTCCCAGCCAGGAGGAGCGGGCATTTGATTGCATCTGTGCAGCGGACCAGTGCGAAAGCCTTCAAGAGCTAGGGCTGGCCGAACCCCGTGGCCGCTGGCCGAACGGGATCGTCGTCACCCCCCTCGGCCTCGCCGTCCGCGAAGTCCTCCAGCGTGGAGAGGTGGCATGATCTACCAGAACCGCCGCGCCTTCCAGCACCGCGACCAGCAGATCGCGCAGATGCCGATGGCGCGGGTCAGCACCGACCCGTCGCTGTGGCTGTCGGGCACCTGCTGCGGCCTGATCGTCGTCGCCATGATCGTCGGGATGGTCGCGCTATGACCGGCGCCCACATCACCACGCACGCCGCGGTTCGCTGGTGCGAGCGCATCGACAACCGCGCGACGCTGATCCAGGCCGTGTCCGCCATCCGCCAGCACATGCCGGCGATCGAGCGCGCCCTCGCGTTCGGTGCCCCGGTCGTGCGGCTCTCCAACGGCGCCAAGCTGCTGCTGCGGGATGGGGCTGTCATCACCGTCTACCCGCGCGCTTGGATCATGCCGCCTCGGGGGAGGTGCTGATGGAACCGCTGATCACCGCGCCGGGCGCATACCCGGACATTCCAAATGAACTTTATCACGGCCGCGAGATATGCCCCGCGCCGTCCATCAGCTCGACCGGCTTGAAGCGTCTCGTCGGCCACCTCGGCTTGCAGACGAAAGGGTGCAGCCCGCGCCACTATTGGGAGAGCAGCGCGCTCAACCCGAACCGCAAGCCGCAGGTGCAGACGGACGCGCTTCGCCTGGGCAGCGCCTTTCACGACGCGCTGCTGCTGCCGGAGCGGTGGGACGATCGCAACTGCTACCATGTCACGCCAGAGGGCTTCAGCCGCTCCAAGACGAAGGCTATGGCTGGCGACATCGCGGACGCGGACGCTGCCGAAGCTGCCGGCTGCACGATCGTCAGCGCCGACGAGCGCGACCAGATCGACGCGATGGTCAAGGCCATGCGCGATCATCCGACGTGCGACGCGCTGCTGACCGGCGGGCGGCCCGAGGTGACGATCGCGTGGCAGGATGCGGAGACCGGCGTGTGGCTGCGCATCCGGCCGGACTATCTGCGCGACAACTTCAGCTGCGGCATCAACGTGAAGACGGCGGCCGATGCGTCTTTCGCCGGCTTCCAGTCCGACGTGACCAAGTATCGCTACTTCATGTCGGCCGCGCTGGAGCTCGACGGCATCGAGGCGGTGCTCGGCAAGCGTCCGCCGCTTTACGTCCATCCCACGGTTGAGAAGCCGGCGAAGGGCTGGGCGCCGGGCGATTACCTGCCGGTCGCGCTGTGGACGCTGTCCGATGAAGATCTCGAATACGGCCGCGCGCTGAACCGCCGGGCGATCCGGCTCTTTGCCGACTGCCTGAGCGCCGACCGCTGGCCTGGTTACGCCGACGAGCCCGCCCTGTGCGGCATCTCGGGCTGGGCGAAGAAGCAGATGGACGAAGCAATCGAAAGGGAGGCCGCATAATGGCTACGCAACTCGTAACGACCGAAGAAGCACCCCGGCAGCTCGCGCCCGCCGATAGGGTTCGCAATGACCTGGGCAAGATGGCCGACCAGCTGAAGATGGCTCTGCCGTCGCATGTCAGCGTCGACAAGTTCCAGCGCGTCACCATGACCGCAATCCAGACCGATCCGGACCTGCTCAACGCAGACCGCCGCTCGCTGTTCGCTGCCATCACTCGCGCGGCTCAGGATGGCTTGCTGCCTGACAAGCGGGAGGGCGCCCTCGTCATCTTCACCAACAAGGTGAAGGGCCAGAACGGGGAGCGCGACCAGTACATCAAGGCGGTGCAATGGATGCCGATGGTCGCAGGCATCCTCAAGAAGGTCCGGCAGTCAGGCGAGATCGCCGGCATCTCGGCGCACGTCGTCTACGAGGCAGACGACTTCGTTCACCGGCTCGGCGATGACGAGAGCATCGAGCATAATCCACCAGCGCTCGGCACCGCGCGCGGAAAACCGATCGGCGCCTACGCCGTCGCCACGCTCAAGGACGGGTTCAAGATCCGCGAGGTGATGGACTACGGCCAGATCGAGCGCGTCCGCGCCGTCAGCAAGACCGGGCAATACGGGCCGTGGAAGGACTGGTGGGACGAGATGGCCCGAAAGACCGTGATCCGCCGCCTGTCGAAGCGGCTGCCGATGTCGACGGACGTGGAGGCGGTCATCAACGATCCGGCAACCGAAGCCGCGTTCGCCGAGGGCTCTGCCGCGGTGATGGCAGCGCCGCAGCCCCTTACCTCCGCCGCCCTTCTCGGCCACGCCGACCCGGCGAACGACGGAACGCTGGCGGCCGACAACCCGGCCGCGACCGAGGGCCGTCCCGACGACGAATACGGCGAGGACACCGGCGACGCCCGACGTGCGCTGGCCGACGACCTGATCGCTCGCCTCAAGCGCGCGGAGATCCTGGGCGACATCACTGCCGCCGAGCGTGAACTCGCCGCCCACCGCGACGCCATGCCGGCCGAACTAGTGGAACTCATCGACGCAGAGATCGCCACGGCGAAGGCTCGGGTGGGGAGGAAGGCATGAGCGAGCAGCACGAGAACCCGGCGGCGTTTCCGAGCGTGTGTCTCGATGATCCCGGTCACCCGGCAAGCGCACCCGGCATGACCCTGCGCGACTGGTTCGCAGGGCAATTCGCTGGCGGTTGCGCAAACGGCCTGACGCATGTCCCAGAGGATGACGAGGAACTGGCTCAGTTTCGTCATGAGATCGGCCGCGTTGCCCAGCTGTCGTACATGATGGCTGACGCCATGCTCGCCGCCCGTTCCGCACAGGTGCCGGCATGACCGACACGAACGCGATGCGCGAGGCTCTTGAAGCGGCGAAAACCGAAATCGCTTGGTGGCGCGAAGAACACGACTGTTGCGCGGGACACGAGACGCCAGTTGTCGTTCAGATCGACCATGCCCTCGCCCTTCTCGCCACCGACCGCGCCGCAGGGGTGGGGGAGGCACTGCGCCCGGCAGTCATGGCGAAAGTCGTGGAGAACGGCCGTTGGTCGCTCAGGTTCGACTTTGGGAAAGGCGACGCCGCGTGTCTCGCCATGCGCCACGCTGCCGACAACATGCGCCGTTCCGCCGCATCCCCGCCAGCACCCGCAGACGCGAGCGGGGAGGTGGAGACGAGCCGTTTGGTGCGCGGCCTTCAGGACGTGTGGGAAGAGATTGAGCGCCTGAACGAGCGGTGCTTCGGCGCCGGCAGTGAGGCATCGGTGAGCGTCCGCACTTCGGACCTGACGGAAGTGATCGACGTCATCCGCGACAACCTTCCTCGCAACCCCACCGCAGGAGCGAAGTGATGGAACGGATCATCTGGCAGTTCCGCTACGCCCGCATTGCCCTTCGCAGCATCTACGACTTCAACCCGCTGTCGGCTTGGCGCGAGGCCAACGCTTCGTGGGAGGCGCAGGACGACATGCGCGGCAATGAGCCGATGCCCACGCCCGCCGAAGCCTTCTCTGACGACGTGGAGAGTTGGAGGGACGAGTGGTGAGCATGGACGTGGCAGAGATCGCGGGGGATTTGCTGGACCGTGAGCGCACGTCCCTGCTGCGGGCCGAGCAAGAGGGTAGCCTGGGCAAGTGGTTCATGCGTCCCCACCACGCCGATGGGCCGTCTATGCGCTCGCTGCGAAGGCGGGAGTTGGGAACCCCCGTCTGGTGCGGATTGATGCTCACCGCGCTCGGCCTCGCCGTCCGCGCCCACCTCCTAAACCAGGACACCGACCATGACTGACGAAGTGAAGGTGGAGCAGATCGACCGGGAGGCGGAGCTTCTGGCGTTCGTGCTGGACTGCTCGGCGGGCAACCCGGCCGCTATCGGATCGGCCGTCAACCAAGCGGGCCTCTTGCTGGAACGGCTCCGCATTGATCCTCGCGAACGCGGCACGTTCTACCACACGCGCGAGGCTGACGTTGCAGATGCCCGCCACCGTCTCACCGCCCGCCCCGCCCCGGCAGAGGATGCGGTGGAGCGGGTGGCGAAGGCGATCTTCTATACGACCAACGAGTGGACGCAATCGAACGACACTTGGGACGGCCTGCCTGACTACGGGCAAGACGTGTTCCGTGATCGCGCCCGCGCCGCCCTCGCCGCGATGCAGCCGCGAGGTGAGCAGCAGGATTGGCCCGCCGATGCCGCGTTCCCGAACGGTGCGCTGGTCCAGAAGAAGGGCCGGGCATCGTGGCGCGGCAAGATCGTGGGCTGGTACCGCACCGACATCACCGCGCTTGGCTATGCGGTCGAGAGCGCGTTCGAGCCGGGATCGGTCCAGATCTATCCGGAGACGGCGCTGCTTGCCTGGGATGGTGAGCGGCAGGCGGGGCGGGAGGAGGTAGCGTGATGGAAGCGCTCGGTGGGTTCTTCGTGATGCTCGGCATGTTCTTTCTAGGCGCCGACATCAAGGACGCGGCTCGGGGCATTGCCTCTGCAATCAGGAGCCGCCGATGACCTTCACCAGCATGGGCAAGCAGGTGCTCCGCAACGGCCAGCACTACGCCGACACACTGGGCCCAGTCGAAGCCGCGCTCGTGGCAAACCTTTTGAACAAGCATGAGAGGGAGAGGGGACGTCCATGACGGCGATCGTACCGCGCACCCGCTGGGGGCGCCTCCTGTCGGAAGAGGATGCAGCCGAATACCTCGGGATCGGCACGACGATGCTGCGCGGCCTCAACCTGAAGGTGCGGCGGCTCGGCCGGCGGATCCTCTACGACATCCGCGACCTGGACCTCTGGGTCGATCGCATGGACGAGCAGCCAGTTGCCGACGCCGACCTGGCGCGCGCGGCTGCGGACGAGGAAGCCCGCTTCTTCGAGCGGAGGCGTGCGCGTGCCCGGGCCTGACTTCCGATACACCTACCTGGCGAAAGGCAAGTACTGGCGCTTCCGTCACAAGCTGACGGGTGACGTGGCCCTGCCGCATGTCCGCGGCTTGCATTGGAGCAAGCAGCCCGAGCGCGCGGAGTTCCTGCAGCGCTACGCCGAGCTGTTCGAGGTGGTCGAGAAGCGGGGCAGCGCAGTTCCGCCGTCACGATCGAGCTTTGCCTGGCTCGTGCAGCAGTACCGCCGCAGCCCCGAGTTTTCCGGTCTCGCCGACGCGACGCAGCTGGATTACGGCCGCACGCTCGACCTGATCGTGGAGGAACTGGGCGAGGTCCGGTTCGCCGTCGCCACCCGCAACATCCTGCGCGAGGTGCGGGACGGCCACGCGTCGACGGTCCGCAAGGCGCACAAAATCAAGCAGATGCTGTCTCGGCTCTACAGCTGGGCCGACGAGCAGGATCTGGTGCCGGCAGGCTTCAACCCGGCGAAGGGGATCAAGCGGCTGAAGCGCAAGGGCGGGGACCGCGAGATCGTCGTGTGGTCGGACGCCGAGGTCGAGCTATTCTTGGCGGGCGCGCCGCAGCATCTGGTGACGCCGGTGCTGGTCGCGCTCTACACGGGGCAGCGCCGCGAGGATGTCGCGAAGATGACCTGGCAGCAGTTCCAGGGCGACGTGATCCGGGTACGCCAGTCCAAGACGACGGCTCTGCTGGACATCGCCTGCCACGGGGCTCTGCGCCGCCACCTTGAGGCGATCCCGCGTGTCGGTGTGGTGATCTGCACGACCGCCGAGGGCAAAGCCTACACGCCGAACGGCCTATCCGGGCAGGTCCGCCGGCGGGTCGAGTCGATCGATGGCATGCCCAACAATCGCTCGATGCACGGTCTTCGTTATGCGGCCGGCTCGCGAATGGAAGAGGCTGGCTGCACGGTCGCGGAGATCGAAAGCGTGCTGGGCCACCAGACGTTCAAGATGGCACTGAAGTACGCCAGCCAGCGGCTGCGCGCGAAGGCGGCGATGGCGAAAATGGAGGCCGCAGAAAGTGCGTGA